CGGGTTCTCCATTTCTGCCAGAAATTTTTGGATTCATAGGAAAATGTGTCCTGTGAATTTTGTATCAGTATACATCCTTTTAGAGGGAGGGTAAAGTGAAACATGGATTTTCCTTGACTTCACCACTGTATCATGTTATTATCACAAACAGAGTGAACAAAGCGTTCATGAAGGGGTACACCACCGCGGTAGACCATGGAAAAACATAAAAGGCTTATTTTTCAAGCAAAATTTAATGTTTTGAAATTCATTTACACCATTTTTACACCAAATTAGAAATCCTTTGTATGACATATAATTATGAAATGAGGTATATACAAAATATGTGTAAACCTCATTTCTTTTTATAAGGAGTCCTAAAATGAAATGTTATCTCGATAAAGACATAAATAAATGTCCATATTTTCTACAGAAAGAACAGGAGTGTATATCAAAATCAAAATGTAGCTTTCAAGAAAAAATTGATCCTAAAATTGATTGCGGATATGTGAGAAAAGAACGTTGGTATGAAAAATATTATAAAAATCGTAAAAAATAGGGAACTACAAATTAATGTAGTTCCCTATTTCCTCTCTTTTTCCTGTTTTCTGGAATAGAATTAAAAGAGCCGGCTACACAACGCATGGTCATGTAATCGGCTCTTAGGCTCTTGGTTTTTTCAATTCTGCAATATCCTGCTGCATTGATTTAATCTGATCTCTCATCTCTGCATTTTGTTTTTCTAATATTTCCACACGGTTCCAAAGCTTCTGCACCATGTGAACAGTTAGAAAGATAAATTCCTGATACCGCAATGCGTAATCATAAATGATATTTCCATCTTCATCTTTACATGGAACTTTCGAAGATTCCACAGGAGTTCCATCTTCCTCGTTGTACTCCGTATATTCGTACCGGATATCCTTACAGAACCCAGCAAACTGTCTCGGTTCAATTCCAAGTTCCTGCATAGCATCTTCGACATCCTGTGAGATAGCACCAATATGTACACGATCGCCATCGTTAAAAATAAATGACTTCGGTTTTAATTTTAAAAACAGCTGCTCATACGCTTCCGTTAAATCGATAATATTATGTTTTTTTGTACGATCAGAGGTATTAATAGCGCCTGTTTTTGAAAAAACAGTTGTCCATAATTTATTTTTTGTTCCGCATGACATCTGGTTCGATACATTCGGACAAATGAATGCTCCAGATATATCTAATTGATACCCCGCTCCATGAAGAAACGTCGGAGTTGTATCATTCCCGACATGGCAGTTATTGTTCTTATTTAATCCCAGAATGTCAAGAATTGTTCCGTTTGTATGTGTTCCATGGATATATTTTCCAGATGCAATATCTAAACTTCCCGTTAACGTTCCGCCTGACAACGGAAGATATTTTTTCAATTCATTAACAACCGCTGTAATCCTATTATTGAGACCACTATCTGCTGTCGTATAACCATCTATTAGTTCGACTTTTACATCTTCATCACGTTTTATTAAAGATTGCATAAGTGCAGCAAGTGCAACGTCACTTTCCTCTTTTTTATAATACTGATTATCATGAGTATGACTAGCCGGTGTATATGTACTTGGCTTTCCTGTGACATCCGCCCATGGGATTTTTCCGGTAAATGCAACTTCTTTCAGATCAGAAAACCACTTTACAATCTTTCCGAACAGAGTCGCATGGGATTCACCGCTTTTGAGATTTTCTCTTGCGGATGCTGCCGTAAATGCTGTGGTATTCTCTGCTGTATCTCCCCCGGTTGACACTGCGCCAATGTTTGCCGGGGTGAGATTAACATTTCCTCGCCGATAGGATGCTTCAGCATCTCCTTTTATTCCAGTCAGAGAACTCCCATTATTCCATTTTTCTACAGATTCAGATGTAATGTCATCAAGTACAGATTTATTATCATGTTCATGTTTTTTATCATTTGCATCGTTCCATTTGGTTCTTTCATCTGACGTAATATGAATTGTATCATTCCCTATATGAGTATCTAACTCTGTCTGATTAGCCTTTTTACCAATTGCACTATTCAATGCTTCTTCTACGGTTTTACTTTTTTCAATTGCATCAGCAACTTCTTTTAATGTATCCAATGTTTCTGGTGCGCCATCTATTAAATCCGCAATCTTTTCATCTGTATATTTATTTGAATTTGCATATGCATCATCAATTGCTTTTTGTTGTGCGGTTGATACAGGTTTATCTTTGTCAGATGTATTATCAACATTCCCTAGCTCAATCTGATTTTTCGTCAGCATATGTGGATTATCAAAATTATTGATATGTGAAATCAATGAAGTTATAGCTCTTTTAAGTTTTCCGAAAGCAACAGATATTTTTTCACCACTAGATATATTTTCTAATTTCTCAGCCTCTTCATATATTGGAATTTGATCGTTGATTGAAAGATTTTCTACATTTCCAAGACCAACTTGTTCTTTTGTAACTTTGTGTGGATTTGCAAAATTAATTAAATGTTGTATAATTTTTTTAATAACATTTGTTTCAATAGTAGATTCAATTTCCTTATCTGAAACAACCGACTTCTTTACAATAATATTGAATTTTCTTGTAGAAATTATTTTATCAGAGTCAATTATTTGTAACTCAGTTTCACAAATACCAGGAACACAAGTAGCTTGCTCTGATAAAATAATAGAAATAGTTCCATCTTCATTTCTATATAAATGTTCTGAATCATCTTCGTCTATGTAAATAAATGTGTTATCTGGTTTAGAAATTTTGAGAAATATTTTTTCATTGTCCGTTAAAATATATGGTTTCCCTTTATCAGATAATGTGATAAGAATATTTCTTGAATTATCATCATCTTGACTGCAATGAATATTCTGTACTCTTGATACAGTTAAATCCAATGTAATTTTTTGATTAAAAATTAAACTCATTTATATAATCTGTCTCCTTTCTATATTCCAACTTTCCGAATAGGAGAGTAGGTTATTTTTATTTTGCAATCTAAATTAGGCGTAAAGGTGTTACACCGTTCTTCATAAGTATTAATAATTCGTGGGAAGAAATAGTTGAAGTCATTTGCTAAATTATGAGACGAGAGAGAAGAAGTAATAAGTTGATTTTTCCCATCAATTGTTATTACTTCACCAGATTTGCAATTTCTTAGTATAAAAGATTTTGTATCCATAGAATTTGTCAACTTAAAAATTCCATTAGATAAAATAGTAATTTCCATATCTGGTCTAAGAGAATTGTTCAAATCTGTAGTCTCATCTGAGTTATCCCACAAATTAAAAGAAGTATCTGCCGAGCATTCATACTCAGTAGATACTTCATCCATAAAAGCAAATGGTGCATCCGTATATAATGTTAGTTCTAAGCCTAATATTTGGTCATTTAAGACGATTTGTTTTGAACTGAATGTTCCGTTCCAATATACGTGTTCATAGCCTTCCTTGTCTAATTTAAAGCGTTTGTACCCATCTTTACGACACAACCATCGTTGTATAGCTGAAACTTCCTCGAATGAAAGTCTCATTTCTTCTTGATTTTTTAATCGACATGGATTCTTACAAATCTGAAAAGTAGCTGATAAAGCTGTATCGTAAGTGGAAGAATATAAATTAAAGCGATTGCTGCCGATGGGCTTTATCTGATTAAAAGTAACATCTGCTCCAGAAGAGACGGTTTCTATACCGCCTCCACTATCAAAAGAACAGAGCATCATACCATAATCAGATAACATTTCACCAGCATATTCAAAGTCTGTACATCCTTTCATGTTTTATTCCTCTGTAATTAAATTGAAACTCATTAAGACTGCAAGCATCTGAGGCGAGATAGTAATATTTGACAATGACTTCATTGACACAGGTTTTATTTCATCAATATCAACTTCTTCTAAAAACAAAGCGTTCATTTTTTTATTGAATTCTTTTTTATTTGTAATTTCTTTTACCGAACCATCATCGTTCGTAACTATTTCGCCGTTTTCTTTTAATGCATATTCGGATATTAATTTGTTTCTTTTTTCATCTAATACTTGTTTTGGTACAGATAAAATTTTTATATTATTAACAATCGTAACAGCAGTATTCAAACTCATTTCTTTCGTTGCAAGAAATGAAAGTACTTCGCTTATATTTAATATGTCAATTCCTTTTAATTTCATTTCGTATTTCCTCCGTTATTTTGTCAAATTATTTACTTTTGTCTCTAAATCACTCACTCGTTCTGATAGACTATTAATATGACTGACCGCAGACGCAAACTCAGAAGTAGAAGCAGCACCAATAGCAGACAAACTCCATGTAACATTAGCACTACCATCAAATGTTTTACTTGCATCGCCAATTTTAATTGTTCGTGCAGTTTTTAATTTTGTTGCTGTTGAAGAGTTACCTTGTATTGTTCCAGAACAAGCTATGTTCCCTTCTGTAGAAATTCCATCTCCATTAATAATTGTCTTTTTCAACGATCCATTCATAGGGTTGATAATTAATCCTGATTGCGTTAGACTGCTTATATAAGTATCTCCACCATCACAATAAAATCCTCTTCCGTAATTTTTTTCAGAATACCAAGTCCCAATCATTTTAGGGTAAAATGTACCATGTATAAGATTTGATCCAATTATTTCAGTATAATCACTTGTTTGTTCAGACCATCCAAGTCCCTTCATGTAAATAGCAGAAGAAATATATGGAGAAGCCATATATACATTACCATTATTTTTCGCTTTGAACCCCTTTGAAGTTATATCTCCATTTACAGACATTCCGTTAGTAGGATCATATGTTAAAGCCCCATCCCCAAAACTTAAAGAAGCTTTAGAAATAACAGAACCATCAGAGTTAACAACGAAATTACCATCGCCTATATTTATTTTTCCACCATCAAAGCTACAACCATTAACATTCCCAGTTAAATTCAAATTTCCATTATCATCTACATAAAAAATATCTGTATCGGATTTAGAAATTTTCAACAACTTTGATATATTGTTTGGATTGACAGTAAACGTGTTTATTCCATTTGTAATTTTTAATCCATTCATATCAAAAGTCATAGAATTATTTATATTGTAAATTCCAAGATTCTTTCCGACAATTAATTTACCAACAATAGTATCTCCAATAACACCCATAGTAGTTACTTCATTACCTGTTTCTGGATCAATATAAATATACTTGCCTACAGCAGCCTTAACAGATTTCCAACCATCATCAGTCACGTATAAACCACTATTAATCCAACGTGACTGGCATAAATCATAAGTCTCTGTTAAATCATCATAGGCTCTACACAAAATACCACTAGAATCATATACGACATTTTGATTGTCAGCATTATTCACGATTTTAGTTACAGTTGCATTCATTCCTTTTTGTACCCAATCCTGAACATATTTTGATGCACCTGTATTATTTTTTACCTTTTGAGTTGTGTAAGAAAATGAAGAAGCAATAGCTTGTGCCGATTCAATTACGCTTTTAACATCAGATGAACCAGACCATGTTCTCTCAACAGTCGAAAATTCAACTTCAATCTTTGAAATGTCAGAATAGAAAATCTTATAAGATAATAATCTCAAATAATATATTTTTTCATCCACGCATACATGAATCCAATTTCCTGTTTCAAATTTATTTACGATAGGTTGAAATTCTTTTAACGCAAGAAGATTATTAATAGTAGAAGAAACAGTATATTGTACATGACTTGCTTTATATAATTCTTTTTTTGCAGTATCAATAAGTTCTGTTGCACGAGTTACTAATTCGCCATTATCCAATCCATCAGAAATATAATTATCATTTTGATATGTATCTTCCATACGAAAAGCACAGAATGTAATCCACATATCTTTACCAAGATAAGATTCTAAATTCAATTCATCCTGTAATGAGTTTTGGATGTTATATACAGAACCTGATTTTGAATCATAATTATATAATTGGTGGACAATATCAATTTGAGCTTGTCTTTTATTCATTTCATTTTCAAGCCAACCGATTCGATTGCTGTACCATGTCTGATATTTATTTTTTAACTCATCCTGTTCAGACTCTAAAATAATTCCTAAGACATCTCCAAAAGAATCTTTTAAACCACTCAGATAATCGAAGCTGTAATAAGCCAATTCAGATTGAAAATCAGAATCAGATGTTTCTAAAGATTTTAGATCTTTATAATTTGTATCAAGTTTATTTAAGCATCTTTGAATATTTTGCTTAAGATATTTTTCCATATCATTATTTACTGCAATAGATACTTCGCTTCCAATAAGAGTAATCGTCTTATCTTCAATGCTTGTAAGTTTAAATTTTCCTTTCCAAACATGTTTATCTTTAGAATAAGAGGCATCTACAATTTCAACTTTGTATAATGCAGTATTAATTAATGCTTTGCAAGCACCTAACACGGTATTCGACACGACGCTTGTTGCAACCCATGATACATTTGATTTCACTGCAATTGGCGATAAATTGGCGAATGTCAATAAATTCATTGTTTCCTGAATTGTAAGATTGTCCATTTCTATTGTTTTTCCCATAGAAGTCTGTAAAATTAAACCAATATCAATACAATCGAAACATAAAGATGCTATATTCTTATATCCAATAATAGGAGAGGAGATAACATTGTACCTATCTACTTTATCCCCACTATCATCTAATTTTGGATAGTGAGCATTAACATATTTTACAATCGTGTTATAGCCTTCAACTAAATTTGCAGACAAGGTAAATTTTCTTTTACTCATACAATCTTGATAATTACTATTGTATGTTTTAATTTTAGTAACTAAATCTTCTGGCATATTCTCATACATTTCTTCGGAAACATTTATAATGTAATTTGTGCCACTTGGATTTGCAATAGCAACAGCAGAAGTCATTAAATCATCGCCACCAGTAATGTAAAAACAGTTCTTTAAACTATCTTCACTACTTTCAATAGAAGCAGAAGTAGATAAATTTTCCTTTGACACGTAAATAGATGTATCTTCCCCATAAGCACCATTATAGTTTGTGCTTCCACATTCAGGACACTCGTCATGAAAATCTCCACGATAACCACAATTATGACATGTATTACATAAATCATATACATTTACAGTTCGTGTATTGGAATCAAATTTGAACAGACACTGATAGTCGTCCGAGATTTCACCAGTCAATTCGTTATAAATATTACTGTCACTGATAGAGTATTGAAACCACGATTTCAGATCCTTTAACGATGTATCTACATGTCCAATTTTATAATTAGATGCCTTGTCTAAGATGCGGTGTAGAAGAGAAGCATTGTATAGCTTCTTATACATTGTACTTCCTTCTGAATATGCAGATAAGTCACGATAGAAGATAGTAGGATAATCAGCATCGTAATCATCTCTTGCAATATCGTCTTCTGTATTAATCTGAATATTTCTAAGTTTTACATTTTGTAATTCACTAACTGGAAGATAAGTACATGTGACCGATTTTTGCGTTGTATTTTCTTCTGTAGTATTTACACTAATTGAAAAATGTTCTTTGTATTCAGGAATATACACCAAATTATAGTTATTAATCTTATTCCATATTGGATTGTCAGTTTTATATACATTAAATGATAATTCTGGTGCATTCATAGTATCTTTATACTCAATATCTGTAACATCTTTAAGTTTTCCGTATTTAGAAAAATCTCTTCGTTCCAATACAATAGTGATTTCATCTACACCAAAATTCTCATTAAAAACTATTTTTGGCATTTGTTTATTCTCCTCCTTCTTAAATTTTTATAATAAAAAAGACACCTTAGTTGGTGTCTTTGTTTGTTAAATATTCTTTTGATTTTTCTTCTAATAATTTATAATCACAACATAAATTATACAATCCTTTATCTTTATTTTTATCATTTAACCTATAATAATAGATGATTCTCGAATCTGTTCTGATTTCTTTCTCTCTGCTTTTGATTATACGATATTCTGATTGAAGTAAATATTTATAATTTTGATCCGTTATTGAATTGAAATCCATCTTATGAATTACTTCGTCAATAACGGGTATCATATTATTAATTCGTAAAACAGCCATATTACCTATTTTCTTTAAACTCTTTGATTCATACATATTATCATATGTTTTAGGTTTGTATGAAGAAAGAGGTATAAAATATTTACAATCACGATTATGCATCATGATACCGATATATTTTCTTAAATATTTTCTATCTCCATCTTTAGTAGATAATATCTTACTATCAAATTGTCTTAAATAATCAATATAATTATCATCAATTTCATAAAAAGAAATCATCACTTCTCCTTTGTGTATAAAAATAGGAGAGATATATTTCAATCTCTCCGTTTTATTATTCTCATTTGCGGCTGAGATACACCAAGTTTTAACATTCGCATTAAGTAGCGAAACACTCAAGTTTGTTAATTCTCGCTTAATGGTTGAGATACACCAACAATCGAAATCATTTGATTTCTTACTTATATTATACACAATTATAGAAAAAATAGGAGTAGAAAATATTATAAAAATCAATGAAATATTTGTGCATATTTACCATGAAAATCCCACGTAGGCTGTGACACCTATATGGGATAAAAAGTGGTTATTTATATAACCTCGCATTACCTATACCATTCTTACCAAGTTGCTTGGCAGAAACTGCTTCGGTAATACACTGAGTTGTTTTTCCGTTCCTGAGAATTTCTTCTCGTAATTGTCTACCAAAGGTTTCAACATCATTTACACCGTTCATTACGATATCTCCAACCTCAACAATCGTAGAAGTGCCAGCAGATTTTGTCATTTCAGGTAAATTCGGCATATAGTTGATACCAGAGGTCAATAAAGAAGGATTCATCTGTGCCATTTTCCAAAGATTCTCAGTCATCTCATTTGTGAACACTTTATCTCCTGGGTTAAGTTTTGTTAAAACTGCACCGTCAGAAGCACGATAAATCATTTCTCGTTTATCTTCTTGTGTCCATGCTAATTGACTCTTGTCTATGTGTTCAGAACCTTTTTTATAGCCATTAAATTTCATCCTATTAAGAATAGCAGTTTTTTGTTTCGATGTAACCGTGTCATCTGTTTTTACGCCTAGTATGCCGCCTAACTTCTTGTACATTTTGTTAGTAGGAGTTCTACCATAATTCTTTACAATATACTTCCATAAGTCAGCATGTTCTTGGTTCTCTTTATCAGTTAATTTCTTACTGCGAGATTTACCAGAATTAATGGCATCTTTAACTGCTTTCTTTTCCTTTTTTAACTTATCATCAATAGAAGTTGTATTTTTCTTTTTAGACTCCAAGGAATTATCAAGAGTTATAGTACCAACTGCTGTTGGTCGTAAAAGTCCAGTTTTAGGAGATGAATTGATAGTATTCCGATCATTAGTAACAGTATTATTTACATAATCCTTTGCGCCTTGTCCTCCGTCACCACCATTGGTAGTACTAGAATCAATCTGATCTTTTGTAGTATTTGTCAAACTAGAATCTAAGGATTTTAGCGTTGCAATAATACCATCATTGCCACCAAGAAGTTCTTTGATACTATCGAGAATTGTATTTGTATCATTGATTTTTTCATCAATGAATTCCTGATAATCACTCATCAGATCGTCAAGCATATCCTCAGTGTCAGAAATAAATTTTTCATATTGCGTATCTTTTAAATCTGATTTGGCATTCTCTAATTCAACTTTTAACTTTTGAATTGTTGCACGGGATTCTTCAGAATTGTTGCCAGTATAAGCTGTTAACTGTTTTTGTAAAGAAGCAATCTGTTTTGTCTTTTCGGCAATTTCTTTCTGATATTTATAGGCTTCAAGTTCTGAATCTTTTAATTTCTTGTATTTTTCTATCAGCTTACTCAGTGCATCTGTTTGTGCTTCATAACCCTGTTTTACAAGATCATTAATAGACTCTAACTCATCCTCGGCAGATTTCTTCGCATCTCTATGAGCATTCTGTAAATCACGCAGACGTTGAATAACATTTTCATCAGATGTAGATAATTCACCTTTCCTTATCTGTTCCATGATGTTGTTGTATTCATCCTGGTATGCTTCTGCCTGCGCAATGTAATTGTCATAGTTCGTCTTGTGCAATCCAATTGTAGCAATACCATATTCAGTGAAATTACCAGTGTCTTTATCAGTCATATCTTTATGACTCAAAAGATCAATGTAGTAATCAGCTTCACTATTGACACGTTTTACAGTTTCGAGAGATTTATCAAAAGTATCCCATTTTAATTGACGAAGGGCATTCTGAAATTCGACAATAGACTGAGTTGACTCGTCTATAGCATTAGTTACCTCATTGATTGCACTGACCATTTCAAACCATTCATCACTGCCTTTTTTGATAGAACCACTAATAACAGCATCATTCAAACTCTTCTGAAGTTTTTTTCTTTCTTTGATGAGTTTACTTTGCTCGCCTTTTTCGGCAGAAATAAGAGATTTATAGTAAGCTGTACTTACCTGTTTTCCCTGTTCCTGTGCAAGAGAAATCTTATTGTTAATAGATGTCTTTTTCTGCTCATTACTAGAAATTTTATTCTCATAATCAGAGGAAATATTATCAAACTTTTCTTTTGCAAGAGTAGCCTTATCCTGTTTTGCTGTTTCTTTGTATAAATCAGCAGTAGCTTTGTCGGCTTCTTTCGCATCTAAATAAGCATTGTACTGCACACATGCGTTATACAGCTTGCCATTATCATTCAGCTTGGATGCTTTATTTAATAAAGACTGTGAGATACGTTTACCAGATTTTGCAGCTTTCTTAATAGAAGCAAGGATCTTTTTATTCTCTTTGGTAGATTTGAATTTACTAATTGTTTTCTTTGCAGATTTAAGATTTTTGTTATCAGTAGAAACAGCAGTATTATAAGCCTTCTGTGTCTTATTGATATTAGAGATCTTTTTGTCAATCAGTTTATTTTTAGATTTCGCAGACGTAGCATTGTCAATTTTAGCATCATATAATTCATCTTGTGAATCATATTTTTCTGTCTTTTTATCAGCAGTCGCTTTTGCTAACACAGCGGCGGCAGTAGCATTTTCCTGCATTTGCTGTTTTAATTCGATCAGAGATGCCTTATTTGAATCAATACGTTCATTATATTCATACCAAGCTTCAGAACCTTTTGTAACTGTTTTCTGTAACAGTTTTAATTGCTCATCTTGTTTATTAATATAATCAATCTGCTTTTGGATATTTTTGTTCATACTATTATAATTCTTAGTATTTGCAGAAAATCCCCATGACTCTTTTAAAGAGATCCATTTCTCCATGCGGTCATTCGCATTTTCAACTTTTGTAGAAAGCTTTTCATACTGAGTGATAAGTAATTCGATACTTGCTTGAGTTAATTCAAGCTGTTTATCTTTTAACTCATCTATTTTATCCAAACAATCCTGCGCTTTATCATACCAATTCTGATAGTCCTTGATTTGCTGTTTTACAGTATCATCTGAATAATCCCATATATTAGAAGCTCCACCACGAACAGCAGAAGCAATATCTTCATTAAGACCAACTTCATTTGCTTTCTGCATATATTTGTTGTAATCATCTGTGAGAAGTTCAATGCCAAATGTTGCAGCGTTTAAAGCCTCTTTATATGCATTTAAACGAGATGTGAACGAAGAAGAAGTTTTGTCTACTTTATCTTCGAGTTTAGAAAATGCTTTATCAAAACGATTGATACCATTTTCAATAAAATCAAATGTTTCTGCAACAGCTTCTTTTACATCTTTTGCAGCATCCTTGGCTGCTTTTGCAGCATCATTGACCGCTTTACTTGTAGCAGAGCCACCAGAGTAATTAGCATAAAAATTGGATGCGTCAAGATTATATGCACCATTTTTTATATCGTCTAATGTCTTTGCAAGTGTATCCGTAGCATCCTGTACAGCATCTTTCGTCTTCTGTGCCTGTTGCTGTTTTGCAAACTGGTCGATCTTAGAATTCCCGCTAGAAGGAGTATTTAATTTGGCTGGGTTCATAAGATTAGTACTTCCCATACCACCACCTTTATTTGCGTCATCCCATTTTGTGATGTTCGCATTACTAAGAGAAGCTAACGCAGTTTTTAATGCTGCAATCTGAGCTGCACTTGCACCTGCCGCATTTGCGATAGCAATAATGTTATCTACATCGGCTTTTGTGTTCAGCTTAATATTATTAACATCAATTTTTGACAGTGCTAAATTAGCAAGATACTGTTGTGTCTCCTGAGAAGCGTTACCTTCAGCAATTAATGCAGAAATCTCTTCCCATGTTGCATTTGCAAGATCAATACATCCATTAGCTGTAGCATATTTCTGTGCTGCTAAACGAGCCTCGACCATTTCTTCTGCATTGGCTACGCCCATTCCCTGTAATCTTGTTGCAATGAGATTTTTGTTGCTCTCATTCAAATCATCAAGAATGCCAGACGCTTTGATATACTCTGTGCACAAAGTGTCTAATGCCTGCTGTGCTGACTGGATAGAAGTAGCATCAGATAAGGATTTCATTGCTTCATCAACAGTAGATGTATCTATGTTTTTACCAGCTTCTTCTAATTTACCAAATGCTTCAATCAATCCGTCTAAAGATGATAAATCTACATTACCATCCGAAACAATATTTGCCATTGCTTCATCAAGATCTGATAAATCATCTTGTAAATCAGAAAGTTCTGTAATAGTATCTGAAAAAGAAGTTGCTCCAATGCCATCACCACTATTTGCAACAGACTCTTGTGCATTTTTTACTTCCTGTAAAGCAATATCATAATCATTTGCGGCTAAAGCAGCTTTGCCCAGCCCTTCTTTCTGTTTTTCAAGAGCTTCTTTGAAATCATCACTGTTAGCTAATTCTTTTTCGTCATCGGATAATTTGCTATACCAATTATGATATGTGTTGGTGTCCGTATCACTTGGAATAGCCGGAATATCCCTCATTAAACCAATGTAATAATCAGCAATTTTTACAACATCTTGATACTGTGCAATCCAACTCTGAATCGTTTCTTTGTCTTTATCTGTCAGATTAGGATTGTCTAAATCCTGTGTCATTTCATCAATAGCTGTCTCAGCTTCATATTTGGCTTCTTTGTAATTCTGATATTCTTCCTGAAGCTGTGGAATTAGTTTTTCTAATTTATTTTCTTCTTTTGTCTTTAATTCATCAGCCCAAATATATTCCTGACGATTAGAGTCATATTTGTTCATCTGATCTATGTACAGCTGAATCTTTTTCTGGCTCTCTAAATATTCGTCAATCTTTGATCCAATGTCAATGACGTTCTGCTCATCATGGTCGATTCCATATGCTAAAGAAGTGACATCTACTTTGCTCATTCCGTCGAAATATTTTTCACGGAAATCACTATATTTTGCATTCTGGTTATCTTCATCAAAAGAATCTGTAAAATTGCTACCATATTTTTCTCTGATAAGACGGGCTTCTTCCAGTTCTTTTAACTCTTTTTCACGCTCAATACGATCTTCAAGATATTGTAATCGTGTCTGCTCTGCGTCAGTCAGATTTTCCGATCCTGTTTCTTTTAATGATTTATATTCATCTTCTAATGTGGAGATAGAAGAGGACAAATCATCAATTTTGCCTTGAACTTCTTCTACTGTAGTGTTTGCCTTATCCCATGCGTATTCAACAGCTTTTATTGCTACTGTGAATGCAATCATAACACCAATATTTGCGGCTACACTTTTCAAAGTTGTTATCAATTTTTTAGAATCATTTGCAGTAGCTTTTAACTGTGCCTGAGCCGCTTTTTGTTTAGCAACGAATGCATCTGTTGTTCCATTCAAACCCTGCGTTTGGATTGCATGATTTTTAGCAGCAATACTTGCACCGTTCATTTCTGTAGCCATTGCTTGCTCCAATGGAATGTTTTTAGCAACAGCAGCTTCTAAATTTTTTAAAGCGATAACGTCTTTAGATAGTTCTGCTTCCTGTCTTGCAATAGATGCCGTTAATTCATCTTGAGCAATTTTTCTAGCTTTCATTGCTGTAACAATTTTCATATTACCATTGTTGTCTATTGTTTTGAATATCGTACTATATTTATTGATTTATACTTGTTTGAGGAGTATAATTTTAATTAAAAAATGAAAGGTAATATGTATATGTTAATCAATTGCCCAGAATGCAATAAAGAAATATCAGAAAAAGCAGAAATATGTCCTAATTGTGGATATAGGTTGCCAAAATCAGAGCCAATTATTGAAGGAGTATATTGTCCTAGCTGTTTAGACTGTTGTATTAAAGGAACTTTTGAAAAATGTCCACGTTGTAATACTGAGTACAAAGATTCCGTAATTGGCACATATGATGAAGTAAAATCATTTACAAAGAACCATCCAGAATTAAAACAAGCACCTGAATTTAGTCCGGTAGCATATAGCAAACGTATAAATTATGTGCCTTATGAATATTCGACTTCGAATGTACCTAAATGTCCTACATGTGGCTCTACAAATCTCTCTAAAATTTCAAATATCGGCAAAGCAGCAAAAGTTGGTTTATTCGGAATATTTGGAGCAGGAGATTTGGGTAAAACTTGGAAGTGTAATAGCTGCGGAAGTAAGTGGTAAAATTTGTAAATGTTTAACAAAACATATGTTTTATATTCCTTTTGTAGTTTTAAAGTGATAAAATATTTTTATTAAAAAAACACACAAATGGAGGTTTATTATGAAAGTAAAATTGTCAGAAGAAAATCGAAAAATAAAACAGAAATTAATATCTAACTTTAAAGATATAAGATTAACTACTGATCTTAATAAAGATATAGTTAATCTTATAGCAGAAATGACAACACAAGCACTACAGATGTCTCAAGAAACCCAGAAAGACGAGCAGAACTAGTGCTCGTCTTTCACATAGTTTATTGGATTTAACACATAATCAATAATATCTTGTAAATCATCTGTCCCAATTTTTTCTTTATAGTCATTTAAATATTTTACAAACATATATTCGTACAATAAATCTAATAGTTCATCTGTAAACATTGGATTTATTGTACGAATTCTTTCTCTAATTTCGTTTAATGTTTTCATCTAATACCTCCAATTATTTACCTAAACATACGTTCTGATTACCAAAAATTTCCAATAGGTGCTAAAATAAGACATGTATAGAAGTATGGCTGTGAGCGCACTACAGCCTTGTGCGTAACTTCTATCATGTCACATATTAATTTCACATTCCTAGTTCTTAGGAGGAAAGTGAGTGTAACGCTCTTGGAAGAAAAACATCTAGTGGGTTCTCCACACCAAATTCCCGACCGTTATCTATATCACGGAAAGGAGGTGAAAAATGGTAGAACTTGTGCTTACATTTATTCTGAAACTTGTCGGACTAGGATTAGGCTACTATCTGGTACATAGTGTCCTCTCCAAAAAGACTAAAGACTTTCATTTATCTGCAAACCAGTGTGGAATTGAAGTTGATAGTTCGTTCTACAAAGAGTAGGATTCTTCATTTTTAATTTTTCATAATTCACATCCTTTGAGAGATTGATAAAGAGAGTAGGAGAGTAGTACAATCAACGAGTCCGTAGTTCATCACCAGCTACGGACTCGTCTATTTATATATTCTCTCTTTAATTGTCGTATGTATTGGTTTCAATGTTGCTTTTAACATTCAGTAAGAAACAAACGCATCCTTGTTCCTCTAAATGCTTTATATCTTTCTTGGCAACTCCTAAATCACTATTGGCGTAGTTATCCTCGAAATAGATAGAAGAACAGAAGTCATCAATTTTTAATGCGATGAGTTTTATGTAATCCATCTAAGCCACCTCCGCATTATAATAACCGTCTTTGCGAAGTAGTTTTCTAATGTAATCCAATCCCTTCTTAGTAGCATATGTAACGGATCTCATTTTACCGTCATGACAAGGTGTTTCTTTTACTGCAAATTTACCTTCTCTACGGAAACATTCATATGGTACATTCACCATATCCTTGTCATAGAAGAACACTTTCTTCATTCTAAGATAAGCAAATAATGTATATTCGCCAATGCCAAGTTCCTTTGCAACAGTATTCATCTGCATAAGACCTTCAGTGTTCATCAAATCATCATAAAATTCCTGAAGTTGCTTATTCTTTTCGATAAGCTCATTCACGATCTGTCCCTGTAAATCTGACGAGAGAGAAGAAAAATAATAGTTTACCATTTCCTGTTCTCTGCCTTCTGGAATAGCTGCACCTGTAAGTCGAATAGATTTAAGATACTTTTTGATTTCCTTCTTCATCTGCTTGGCAATAGGCTTTCGGGACTGCATACATACTTCATATAATCCGTCTTCCGTTAAAAACCATGCATCTCTGTTTTGACCTGACAGGAATAATGTTCCCATCAGCTTTTCATCATCTTCTACGGACTTTACCATTTTAGAAGTTTGCGAGTGTTCGATCCATTCAGCAACATCACTCGCAAGAAAAAGTGGTGACTCAATACTGTTATACACTTTAATTTTCTTTCCAAGAATCTCAGTCTCTTGGACAACTGCTAAAGTTGTATCATCATTCATAATGATATCCCCCTTCTGAAAAAATATATTGAATGTTTCAAAAGGAACGTGTATAATATGTAATGTAAAAACGTGATATACACGTTCCTGAATCCTTACTAAACTTTGGTCGGTGGAGTAAGGATTTTTTATTTGACGAAAACGTCAAATATGTGATATATTCATACTATACTAAATAACAGTTAAAGTCAATACAAAAATGCATTATTTTCAAAAACTGTAATAAACATCAAAGAAGGGTGCTTATATGGATAATGAATTATTAGTAAAATCAATACGAGAAATTTGTAAATCAAATAATATTACTCCATCTCAATTAGAAGCAGAATTAGGATTTGGAGCAGGTCTTATAAGTAGATGGACAAAGAGTTCTCCATCTCTTGATAAAATAGTAGATATTGCAGACTACTTTAACGTTTCCATTGACGAGTTAATAGGGCGTAATCAAAAAACATCAGAAAGCAACAATTTCCAGTTTGTATATTCATTAATTCAAATGACGAAAAATGGATATGTTAAATGGAAAAATAGTTGCCTTATGTGCGATATTAATGAAAATTATAAAACTATTATAGATATTGATTATAGCATAAAAAATTTTAATGATTATCCGAGAGATAATAGAAGAATTGATAGTTTTGTTTTAGAATATGATAATGGCTTTATCACATTAGAAAGCAGCATTATTATCAACCATAATTCAATACAACAATACGACGGGCAGTTATTTATTCAGCCAGATGAAAATACAGAACCTGTTTATCAAGAATGTGATCAAACTCAATTATTAGAACTCTATAAAACTATCAAAAGATCATATGGAAATAAAATTCCAGAGGATTTAGCAGAAAATTTCAAAGAAAAATTATATAATGAACAAAATATTAAAAGTTTACAAGAATTTCGTAGAGATTTAAATAATGTAAATATACCAACCACACAAGACATTGATAACATGTTCAGCAATGATGGAGTAATAAATGCAATCGTTAAATTAAATGATCCATCAATAAAAAGTATAGTAGATACATTTACAAATCCACAAATGATAAAAATGATTAATTCCGTATCAAGAATGCAATCATATATGAAAAAGATATCGGATAAAGAAAAGAATAATGATGATTAATAAAAGAGCAGGAGATTAATCCTGCTCTAAATATTTATTATAAAGCTGAAGTCGATTTTTTATATTGTCTGGATTTCTTCCAATAAATTTATTACCATATTCACGAATAAAATAGTCAGCATCTTTTTGTGGCTTTTGAGTATCAACCATAGCAGAAGAAAATAAACGTTTCAAATTTTCTTCATACTTTTGCATGCACTCTTCCATTTTTTTATTCATCTCTTCCATTTCACGTTCCCATTCTAATTCGTCTTCAGATGTGAATTCTTCATGCACAATTTTCATTTTTAAACGTCCAGACATATCAATCATATGTACTTCTTGCTTTTTATATTTTGCCATTATAATATATTACACCTCCTTATTAATTTGTATAGGATTAATATATAACCCTTTGTAAATTTTATCAGCGAGAATAATCATATTTGAAAATGGGATTATGGCATCTGTTATAAATGTTCGCATTTTATCTCTATCTGTTTCGATAATATACCCATATTTTGTTACTATTTGAAATATTCCTAATAATTTACCACTTTTACAATATAAAGGAATCGCTATATATTGAGTATATTTACTTAGATCTGATGTGATAGATACTTTTTTGAAAATTCTTAAGATTTCTTCATTGTTCATCGCTATTTCAAAGTCTGATAATCTACAACGTATTAAATCAGCGTAATGATAAATACAATCTGATAGTTTAACTTCGCACTTACACGCATTCGGTCTGAAAGACATGCCACTAGAATGAGAAACCATGTGTATCCACTCCTCATCATTTTTATCTTTTATATAAGATACATAACTAACTGATATGTTTGCATTATTGAAATCATTACAGTATTGTTGAATTATATTTTTAGTAGATACACAAATAGCATCAATTATTTTAATTTTATTCCATGCTTTATCAGATACATAACCGTTTTCTTTAATATTATTCGCAAATGAATTAATTGTTCCTGCCCATTTTTCAATCATATCTGAAAAAGCAGAAACTTCTGATGTAACCGTTTTATAATTATTCTCCATATGAGCAAGAATAGTTGTCAATGAAAAGTTTTTATCCTTCGCTTCTTGCAATTCCTGGAAAATCTTCTCTTCAAAATTACTAAAATAAATAACAAATACAATTAATATTATCATCAAAATAATTGTAGCAAATATAAAAATTATTTTAGCAATCAAACTTGTTACAATAGAGATAATTACACCTATTACAGAAATTGCAGAAGGTATCAAAATTAATATAGTATTTTTAAACCATGTTTTTTGATAGAAATGTTCTTTCATATTTTCACCGCCAAATTTAGTATTATAGTCTCATTATATACCAATAATCGACAGAGTTCTATCAGAACGTGTGTTTATAAATGGACATGAAAGAAGAGTAGCCAACCGACTACTCTTCAAATATTTACTGTAATGTCTTTACAATTCCACGCCAATAATCGAAGCGTCCCTTGACATTTTCTTTGCTACCTGTACCACTCAGAACATATTGTTTATATTCTTCATTAGAATCATATGTTGCAACAAATTCAGATACCTTCTCTGCAAGACGAGAGAATGATTTCTTGTCTTTAACAATTCTATAACCACTATATAAAATTTGGGGGATAGAAGTGGATGGAATTTTTACTTCACCATCAAATGATTCGTTAAATCTATCCATAGCTTCTTTTAATGTGTCAGCTCTATCAAGAAACTTATCTGCATAATCAGTTACATAAGCATCAATATCTTTTGTTCTAAAAGATGTAAATTCCTGTTCCTGATTAGAAGAGATAAGCATCATAGCTTGGATAATTGTATCTCTATCTGTTCCATTCTTACGTTGTGTCTTTGACATAATTTTATCCATAAATGGATGATTAGCGAGAGAGTAGACCTTTTCGCTGAACTCATCTGATTCATGTACTACACGCATGAGCTTGTTTGACAATGGTTTTCCTGCATTCTGTCTGCGGAAAAGCTCACGAATATCTGTTTCTGTGCAATCTGTCATTCTATAAATTTGTAATTCTGATTTTAAAATTTCATCCTGAGTATCTTCATCGAGTTTATCAAATTTTAAACCAGACAAATCCTTTTCTTCACCATTAACAATAATAGTACCCATATCTTTCGATAATGCAAATACATTACCAATATAATCTCTTATAGTAGAAAGACGCTGTACACCATCAATAATTGATAATGTTCCATCTTCCTCTACGATACCATAAGTAGGATTAATTGGATAGTGACGAAGCAATGAATCAATCAAATCTGTACGTTGCTTACGATTCCACTGTCCCTCTGGTCGCTGTAATTTATGAGAAAGATTAATTGTACCTTTATTCATATCCTTTACAAGCGACTGTAAAGAACGAGTTTTTGCTGTATAATCCATTATGTTACCTCCTTAAAAAAATGAAAAATTTTACTATTTTGAAGATAACACAGTTGGAATTTTTTGTAAAGTTTTTTGAAAAATTTTGATTAAATTTCGTATTTCATAAATCGACAAAACCTATGTTCTGGATTTATGAAGTTGGAAGTATATGGTAATATAATACCAAGCAAACTGTATTTGAGCCATCGTATCTCAGGTCAATAGCACGACAGAATGCTCGGTATTTACCATACGAAGTGCCATATTTGTAGTTTGGCACGATTCATATCGGAAATAAATTCAGCTCGTTCTGAGCAATACATTTCCCAACTTTAAGAAATACTACAAAGAAGGGAGGGTAGAATTGGAAGTATTTAAAATACTTGTAAGTGGTGGACTTTTAGTATATGCTTGTCATTTACTTTGTGTCATAGTTGATACAATTGGAAAGTGTTATACTGTTAATAAGTGCAAAGACTATACGGACTCACAAACCAAGTCTTTATCACAAATGTTCACCAAGACTAGAAAAATCTTTCGTAAATAATTCTATTTCTGTATTTGTCATTTATTTCCTTTTATTCCTTAATTGAGGGCAGGTCATCACGACTGTCCTCTATTTTATTTATTTTACAAAATATCTATAAACTACTTTCAATTATAGAGACTGTGTGTTATACTGCGAACGGATACTTTCGTATTCCGCTATATAATTTTTCACTTACATTGTACACACCAACAATGTAGTAAAGATAACATCGTGTAATGCGGTGTTATTTTTATGTTGTCATATATTTATTCTCTGTTTTTACTCGATTGAAATCGAGATTTCATTTTAATATTATATAACAAAAATTGATAACCTTGAAAATAATTTCAATAAACCCATAGTAGGTAACAAGTATTTCAATTTTTTCATATATATTTTTATTCAATTAAAAGATAACCATTATTATTAACCTTTCTATTATACCCATTACTTTATCAAGAAAATAATGAGGTATGTTTATGTAAACATACAAACTGTCCCATCTTATCTACTTCTAGGAACTGAGAAGTCAAACTGTGCAAAAGGAAAGGAGATAAGTATCCTACCAATAATATACTGTTTGCACTTCAGCATAGTACCGAATGTATATTCTTTCGACAGCGTTTCAGCTAATCGACTGTAGCCATTTCATTACAGTGAGGGTTCGTCATCTACAAATGAGTAGAAGAGAGGCTTCCCTGCGGATCTCATTTAGATATATCATATGATATACGACACAAGATTCCCCGTCATAGTATTATTCCTATGAGTGTGTTATCACACCATATCGACCTCCACAGCGAATGAGCCGTGAATTTTATTTACTATTATGTATGTCTCATAATAGATACAGAATCCTTGTATGCCTTGTCCATATAGGTTAAACTGTATTGTCGGCACATTCAAACAATAAACAAATGATATTGTTGGAATGCTACTAACTAATATAATTACATTCACCGACATTTTTGAAAGATAATGCAGTTGCGATTCCTAATGCAGCCGTTTTAAGTAATCCAAGATTGCCTGTTACAAAACCAATTCCTTCAGACAATTTAGTTAAACCATCAACAATAGTACCTAGATCTCCACGATCGACCATTTGCTGAATTGTACCAACCCAAGTTTCCTTGAGTGCGTTGATACGGTACTCTAAAGATTGCTCAATAGTTTCCATTTCCTTGTCGCTTGATCCTGCACTTTGTTCCATTTCATCAAGAGCCTTGGTAACGCCTTTATAGTTCTGAATAAGAGCAGCACCAGCCTGAGCCTGTGTACGACCAAAAGCTTTAAGAAGGAAATCATTTTGTTGTTTCTGTGACATTTCATCCCAGATGTCAGCAATTTCACCAAAGTAATCAGTTAAATCTTTAAATTCTGTAGTAGAACCTTCTTTAAAGATAGATATACCTTGTGCGTGTTCTGCTGTTTTAGTAAGATCAATTAATTCTCCTGTTATATTGGCTAAATCTTCCGAGTATTCTTCTGTCGATTCGTCAAATGAACGAACACGAAGTGCAACACTACGAAGGGCTGTACCGCTTTTTTCCGCATTTTGCAATACCTCTTGTATACCTGAAAACATAGCCAAACCATCTTGCACTGATGTTCCTACAGCGGCAAGGGCGGCGGCAGAACGTTCCATACCTTCAACAATATCTTGGTTAGATAAAGCCATTGTGTTCAATCTGTTACTTTCCCATTATTTAATGGTACTGACCATAATTGATTATGGCGCATAGTCATTTCTGGCTATGTCTCACGTTTCATTATTAGATTATAGCGTGAAGTTCAGACTATATATTACATCCTATTAAATCTATATAGGATGGATAACTTCAATACATATGTTACCATATGTATCCTGTAGTCGTTACGGATTCTGTAATATTATTTTTAAGGATGGGGATTATCCTACTTTCTTTTTAATTAGATGCCTGTACTCATTAACAGACATATCTTGATAAGGAACAATAATATTTCCTTTAATAGATAAATTATTATTCTCTAATTGCCAATTAAAAGAATGATAATTTTCAAGAATTCTATTGTTTTGTATATATTTTTTTATTAGTTCCAAACACATATTTGGATATTGCTTTATATCTGTTTCCCATAAATATAAAATTGGAATCTGATAATGATTTATAATATAAGAATATTTTGTTTTATCTCTATGTAACTGTTTTTGTTGCATCTCATTTATTAAACGATTATCTTCATTATAAATCAAGGGTGTTGTATGCCAATAATCACCCATAACTTCTATAATTCCATTTGAGTCACATAAATAATTATCAATAGCATAATAATCAAAAACTTTTTCCCTTTCAAAATTAATTTGATTATCAAATAGTAAATTGTCGATAGTAATTTGAATAGAAGTTTCCAATCTGTTATCATCTTTCATTCTATCTAACATTCTAATTCTATTTTCTTCTTTTTGCTCATCTGAATATTTATAATGATACATAGATGCTTTTTCTGCTTTGTAATATTTAGACCTATATTCAGAATAACATTTATGAGAACAAAAATTATGGTTGTCTCCAAAATGATTTTTGGTATTATATTTATTGGGTATTACCTTAATTTCTTTTCTACAATTAGTACAATTAGTAATAATTCGATTATAATATGGACTATTTTCTCCATGTGGAACTTTATTAGTTTTATCTTTCCAATAGCATTCCAAAGAGCAATATAAATTTTTTCTATTTAAATATACACTAATTTTAGAATTAATATTTTGTTCACAACAAGCACATTTTGATTGTATTGTTAGAGGAACATTTTTAAGATTTAATGCATATATTAACTCAATTAACTCGTCAATCGTTCTGTTCAATTTAAAAGACAATTCATTTAAAATTGGGTTATTGTTATCAAAAATAAATGATATAGTTTGCAAAATTTCATCATGAGTAAAATTTTTTATATTTGGTATTTTACCTTCATAATTCCTATATAACCAATCACATGCTTTGCACCTATTTGCACTTCTTATATTAGTTTTGATATTTCTATAATTAAATGATAATGTTGGTTTATTTTGTTGACAACATTCGCAAAATATATCTTTTGTTTTGTCAAATTTTTCAAAATTTTCTTTTGTCATAATAACATCTCCTTATTTTGGTCACTTTCTATTTTTCTTTCTCATATAAAAATAAAAATCAAGTGATTCGTCTAATTCGCTTGATTTTGAAAATAACCAATATTCATTTTTATCAAACCCATATTCTCTATCAAACCCAAGAGAATATAGATATTTTGCTAATCGTTTATTTTTAATTTTAATTTTTTCCATTCATTCATATATCCCCATATATGAATCTATAAATAATATTACAGTCTTTCCTCGGTCTGCGATGTCTCCATCGTTTAACCGATATAGTTATCTACTATGCTATATTTAATAGCACCATACATTACTGTATGTTTGGGCAATAATTTACCCAGTTTGTTTATAGGATCCATAATTTCAGATTTTACTTGATCTGGATTTATTGACCACGCCTTCATAATGCTAACCAAGCCACTCTGACTTTCATCAACACTCATACCAGGTGAGATAGAAGCGAACTGAGAACTTAGTTTTGCCATTTCTGTTGCAGCCTCATTTGTGGAAAATCCCAAACGGCTCCAGGCACTCGCCTGATCAATAATTTCCTGAGTAGTAACACCCATCTGTTTTGCTACGTTATTAGAATCATAATAAAAATTCTCAAGCTGATTCTCATTCATCGCTGTAGTTTTTTTTAAATCAACCAAAGCAGTATCAAGTTCTGTAATAGTAGAGACGGCTTTTTTAACTCCGTTTACCATTCCATAGAATCCAACATACATACTCAAATAGCTTTGCATCTGACCAATGAAACCATATGTAGACTTTGTTTTAAAAATATCCCAAAGAGATTTTCCAGCACGACCAGCAGCAATTTCAGCATTTTCAATTTTAATAATTTCTTCTGTGATTTTTCTTAAATTGATACTTGGATCACCAGATTTTAATTGTTCTAACAATACATTAAAACCGGCTTTGGCTTCCGCAGAATATTTTGTATTCTCTGCTAAATCTTTATTGATTCTCTGAATAGCCTTCTCAATGCCGACCTCAACTGTACCTTTTTCAGCAGCAGAAAGTTTTTTGAATTCCGTAGCTGCTTTTTCACAATTCTGTGTTAATTTGTTTATTTCTGCTTGTTGTTCTTTTGTAAGTTCATTAACACCTTGCAATGAAGATTTATAATTTTTAAGTACATTATTTGCACTTTCTAAATTTGCAAGTTTTGTATTATATTCTGTACTTGGGTGAAAATCGGACGGATATGTTTGTGCTTGAGTAATGATATTTTGATATTTATCAATAGAATTTTGCAAAGAATTCAACTCTGAATTTAGAGTATTTTTTAAAGAGTCTTTTAATCTATTAACCGATTCAGCCGATCCATTTGATGCCTGATCGAGCCGATTTATCACGTCAACATATCTTTTCCATGTATCTGTATCTACATTCTGAGGATTTATCATAGAAGATAAAACTTGTCTTGCATCATAAGCTTCTTTTTTTAACTTTTCAATTTCCTCAATTTGTCCTGCAATTTCATATGACTTCTTACCAGTACTTTTATCAGAAGCTTTAAGGTTATTAAGTTTTGTAACAGCATTCATGTAATTCTGAATTGCTTTTTCGGCTTGCTCCCATTTTGACTGGATTGCCCTTGCTTCTTGTTCCACATTTTTTGCAACTGCTTTTGCATTATATACTGTTTCACTTGCATTTAAGACTTGTGGTGTACTATTCTCACCAAGGTAATAAGAACTACCATTTCTCAATGTTGCCTTATATGAAATATTTGTACCGTCGACAGTTTGTTTAGTAGTCTTGACTATCTTTGTGATTTGTTCTGCCTGTTCACGAAGTATTCCAAACTTGGCAATTATATCATCAAAACCTTCTGTATTAGGGGTGAAACTGATATTGTCAAGTGCCTTGTCAGTTGCCACGGCTTCTTGCTGTACTTTTTGTTCAGATTGTGCAACCTGTTCTAAGTTTTCAGAAGTCTTAGGAAATGTGTCTTTCCTTCCAGATGAAATATTCGTTTTCTGTCCAATCTTACTCTGTGCGTCAGCCAACTTCTCAGCTTCTTTAGCAGCATTTTGATATGCATTACTAATATTCTCCGCTTGTTTGACAGCACCACTCGTATTGCCACCCATGTTGCTCATGTTTTTATTAACATTGAGAATATTCTGACTCAGTTCAGAAAGTGACTTATCAATGTTCTGGATAGAAAAGAGTAGTGTTTTAGCACCAGAATCATCTACTTTGCCAAAGGCTTTACTTAAACTTTGTACTTCTGATACAATACTTGATAGTTCTTTCGATAAATTCTCAAACTGTTTAAAATCACCTGTTCCTTTACCAAGAGAATCAAGCATCTTTTCGAGATTAGAAATTACACTAGATAATTTCTTTTCATCAATATTAAATTTAATTGTATATTCTCTACCCTCAACAGTATCTAATCTGTCTTGGACTTGTTTCATATCTTTAAGCAGTTTTTCTACATTTGATTTAATTTCTAAATCATACTGATATGTACCTGGCATTTCCTACCTCACTTTCTTAAAATTTGTTCTATTCTTTTATTGATAATGTCATCCAAGCGACCACCGAATCCACTTTCAATGTCTCGTTCAACATACATATATGGAGGTAATGATTGATGCATCATCCATTTTCCATGACCATGTTCTCCATCCATAAACATATAATCAAATGCAAGACTGGCATTTAATTTCTGATGATTACCTTTTTTATTAGAATATTTTCCGTCTTCTCTTGGTGCATCATATGTATTTCCCCAACCATATCCAGCCCAACCAATATAATTATCCATTGCACCTGAATCAACCGAAAAACGAAGAATATTTCCTTTCCCTCGTGTTCTTGTAGAATCGAGAATTTTCATGAAGTTATATGTTCTTTCATAAGACTGTGGAGTATAGTCGTTGTACCAATCTATCAATGAATATCTAACAGATTCTTTTAGAAGTTCATTTGCTTGTGGTGCGACTTCTTCTGCAATATGATTTTCAATTCTGTCTAACTTCTTTTTAAAATCTGCATATATATTTTTTGCCATTCATCATCACCTCCAAAAATTTCACTATAATTTCACTATTTTTTCACTAAAATAGGAGAGCAGTAGTAACTTCTCTCCATAAGAAAAGCCCTATACGCTGTGACACGCATAGAGCCTAATATTTAATCTAAATATACCTCTGGAATAAAAAACAAATCATCCTTACTATTGTGTTCTTTCTTATAATCTTCAATAATATATTTTGCAGTTATTTTATTAACACATTTAGCAGCTTGGTTAATATCATCTGTAACTTCTGAATTAAACGTTAAATAATAGTCTGGATTTCCATTTGAGATACATATGTACAAGTTTTTATTATCCATAATTCACTTCCTTTGAAATTTGAATTTCAATTATTTATCCCAATCTCTATGTCCATAATATTCTTCTAAAGATTTACTTGTCATAGTAGCCATTTCACATTTTGTACCCAATAATTCCTCAAGTACAAACGGAAGTTCATCAATTAAAACATGTTCTGGTTTCTTATCAATTTTCCCTTCCCAAAAATCATCATCTAAAAATTCTGCAACTGTATAAACAGTTATTTTCTGATTTGTGATTTTTTCTGCACGTCTTTCAATATCTCTCTTCATTGTGCTATACAACGTAATAATTGGATAACCTGTTTTAACAGCTTCAATAATAATATTTGTTGTCTTACCACAACCTCTTGGTAAATTCATAATTTCCATACTTATACCTCTTTAAAATTTGCTGTACTGCTAAGTTTATAATCATCAAGAATCTTTCTCAGTTCATCATTAGATAAACTATCAAGTTTCTTACTTACAACGTCCATAAATGGTGTGAGAGTAACATTTGCCAAATCAGAAATTCTTCCAATCTGTTTGCTAATAAACGCCTGAGTAGTTGTCTCATTAAACTGAGTGTCTGACTGTTTCATTGTTAAAATGGTCTTAAACTCACTTAATTCACTCATAGGAATAAGTGGATCAGCCTTATCAGAGCCAACCATTAAAATATCAAGCAAACCAGAAGATTTAAGTGCATCATATCCATTGATGAATCCTTTATCATCCTCATCAATCTCAAGATCGGTATATAATTCAATAACGGCACGACAAAACTGTACATACTGAGCAACAGAATTTACTCTAATCTTATCTGTTTTACGATATTTTGTTACTCCGTTATCATCATAAGATTCCTGCTCAAATGTTGTCTTATCTACAATCAACTGTGCGTAAACTTCTTTCTTAATGAATGATACATAAGGGGTGATTTTGATTTTACTTAATAACTGTTCCCTTAATGTGTTATTTGCTGTGTTATTGTATCTCTCTACAAATTCTAAAAGTCTCATATTCCTTTTATCTCCTTTTAATCTAAAATATTTACTGTTATTTCAGTACGTGGATTATCTTTATCCACATGACAACGAATAGTCAGACTATGTAAATGTTCCCTATCATCATCAACCAAAAAACCAGATTCTACAAATCCATCATGGATAAATTTAGGACTATAGTTATCGGTATCCGTTCGTCTCTTTGTTGGATGATAAATGTCATATTCAATATTTACATTGTCTAATTTCTTATTCTCCAATCCTAAATCCTTAATCCACCATATAATGAAAGCTTTCCATGATTGTTTTAATGCGTTCATTTGTATTCGTGGTTTTATAGCCCAAACATTTATAGAGGGGTGGTAAGGATGTTCAATTTGTTTCTTTTTCGCTTTCGGATGTTGTGAAAAATAAAATTGATTATATTTATCTACAACATTCATATCTAAAATAAGTTTTATAAAATTCATTCCTTTCTGTTTAAGAGCAGGAGAGGTCTAGTCATCCTCTCCAAATATAAAAATGCCCTTACCACATGACTAGCGAGTGGTAAAGACATTTTACATAACAAAAGAGCAGCTTCCGAAGAAACCGCTCTTTTATAATTCTTATATTCAATTGTCATATGTATTTGGTTAGTTATTAATAATCATAGGATAAAGTTCCCATTTGGCGTTAGGGTACTTATCTATGTTTTCTGTTACAATTTTATGTACGTCATTCATATTTCCTACATTTTTATCAATATGAATGACCTTGCCTCCTGTAATTTCATGTTCCTCACAAATTAAATTGAAATACGTCATAAACCTTGCCTCCTCATTTCCTTATACAGAATAGTTCATACAAATCTACATGCAATACTCTTGATAATGTAATGGCATGACTAAGCAATATATCCGTTGTCAATCCATTTTCTAAATTAGAAAGAGCTGTAGTAGACATTCCACTTCGTAAGGACAGCTCTTTAAGTGTTAAGTTATTTTTATACCTATATTCTCCAATTTTATTATTCATACGATAAGTATGTGTAAGAACTATTCTTTTATAACTGTATAATACTGGAAAAATATATAAGCAGGGTTTGTTAAATATTTGGTATAATAGAAAAATATGGTCATTCATCTTCTTTAAGTGGTAATCTCATTACTTCTGGTTTTAGTTTATCATGATACACATCGTTTCCACCTGCGTCTTCATAAATATTTCCTAATTCAAGAAATGTTTTTAAACCAGACTTATCAACGTATCCTCTATCTACAAAAGTTCCATGAAGTTCATACAATTGATTTCGTAATGTGGCAACAGTCTTTGCTTTATCTGTGATGTCTTTTTGAATCAAAGTCTGTTTTATATCATCTATACCTTGTGATATTTTAGAGATTTCTTTATATTGCCAATTGTCATGTTTTTCAAGGATAGCAATTCTATCTTCAACAGTTTCTTTATCTTGTTCATAACCCAATTTTATCCTAAAGGCTTTTTTGATTTTACCAAGCAAAAATACTATTTTATCTACTCCAAGAATGATAATAAAAATGCCCATAATAATCATGGGATAATTAAGATTAAATAACTCTTCAATTTCATTCATTATCCTTCACACTTACCCTTTTAATAAGTAGTAAGTTGTATCAAGACCAACTGCGCCATCCTGAGTAAGTCCACGATTTTTCTGGAATACTTTTACGCATGTTGTAAGATAAGAATCCCATTTTCCTGTTGTTGGCAGTTTTGAAAAACTATATACATCATGAAGTGTCTTTCTTAAGAAATTAATCGCAGTAATGCAATTATATTTCTGATTTGCTGACAAAACATGTTTTGACGCAAATGCTTGGGACGCTGATCCAAATTTACCGTCTACTACAAGCTCATTGGTATCAAAACCTTTATTCATAGCTTTCTGCCATGCTCTAACTCTTGAATTAGCAAGATAATATTTATTTGTATTACTAGAACTTGAAGTACTAGGCTTTGATGGAGCAGGATTTGAATTTGAAACAGCCTTCGAACCATTTGTAATATTGGTTGTTACATGACTTCCATCTTTAAGAATTAAATCACCACGAAGTAAGTAAGAATCACTTGTAAGATATTTAGAATCTGTAAGAATAGTAGCACCTACTGCCTTACATGCATTTCTAAGTGTGCTTGTTGTGTTTGATTTATTAAAATTCTTGAGTTTATCTATCCCAAGTTTATATCCTGCCGCAATAATATTTGCCGAAACGCCTGCTGAACAGTCTGCTTCACAAGCTATAGTAATTTTACTTGCATCCCAGTTACTTGCCTTGAGATGATTGTAATATGTAAGTCTCTGCGACTGGTCATAGCCAATAAGATTATTCTTTGCAGCTTTCTCTGCGTTGAGAGCTAACTGTTCTCTAATATTTTCTGGAAAGCGTATTACACATTTCCATTTATGATTGTACCATGAACGAATATACCACTCTGTACCAGTCTGGTCACCAGCCTTTCCACTAGAGTATCGACCACGTTCATCATGTCCACAATTCGAGATCATAAATTCTCCTTTCTACCAATAAAAAGAGACTTATAAAAGTCTCAATTGGTTGCATTATTTCTTCTTAATTAACTGCGTAAATAATTCATATAAACCTGTACTTGCAAGACCACTAAACATTCCACCAAGTAGAATCTCGGGCGTAAATGCAGTATTCATCCATACATTTAATACTACACCAAGAATTGCCATAATTAACGGAATATATTTATTAACAGTATCAGTAGTGACAATATTCTTGAGAACATATCCTACGCAAAGACAAATACCTACAATAATTGGTACAGCGTAATTTGTTAAAAATGTTAAATCCATAACTTTCCTCCTTATTAAAATTCTAATAGGAAATAGTAGCGACCTGACTATTGATTCCGTAATCGTTCACTCACAGGTATGACATCTACTTTTATGTTCATTGTCTTGAACAACCTATTTATTCATAATTTTTCCATTTCATGTATACTTCTTTAGTGTCATTTCTAAGAAAAATCATTACAATAATTTTTCTATCATTTTTAGGACTATAACTTGGATATAAATCAATAGGATATATACCAGAATCAATATAGAATGTTTGCTGATCTCTGTTATATATACGGATAATTTCTTTTTCGTTATAACTCCTTGGTTTTAAATTGCTTTCTATAGTCATTCCTTCTATTCCTCATATAACGTAAAAAATAGGGAACATAAAACCGTTGAATAGTAATTATGTTCCCTATTTATATTTTTCAAAATCACTATTCAACATTACCATCAGTCTTTTCCTCGACTTCCGCAACAATATCATTTTTAACAGATTCATTATCTGTTTTCTTTTCTTTCTTATTTATAGTTTTCTTTACCTGCGCCTTCATAATTGAAGCAATAGATTTCTGATAGCTCTCTCCAAAATTATCCTTTTTTGATAAATCAAGTTTGGACAGTTTCTCTTTTGCTTCAATATCAGTTATTCGTCCATCTTCATACGCAGAAGCAATTCTATCAATTTCGTGACAATTATCACTACACCAACAAAAGTACCATGTTGGTTTACTTTTGTCTTCTGGATTACATACTGGGCAAAAACTGTATTTTTTTCGGCATAACATACAGGTTCTCAAATCTTTATTAGTCATTAATCCTCCTTATAAGAAGGGCAGTGATTAAACTGCCCAAGCAATCTTATTTAGATATCTTCCTCTTCTTCATCAATGTAGTAAATAGAGAAAAGTTCAGAATCTGTAGAACATGCGTTAAGCATCATAGCTCCTTTGTAATCCATTGTCTGAGAATCACCGCCCTGAAGTGCAAGAGTAAACTCTGGACTTGGCATAAATGATGGAATGTGAATGATTGCAGCTCTAAGAGTTTCTGTATCACATTTATCAACAACTAATGCCTTGAAAAATAACTCATGCGCTTTCGGGAATTTCTTACCAGAGTTGGTAATCTTAGCACCGCTATGAATTGTCTTCTTGTATTTAACGATGTACTGTGTCTCTCCATCTGCTGTTGGTGGAGTTAATACATCGCTCGCAGGTGTATTGTCAGGTTCACCAGTTGCATCTGTATGTACAATAGCAAATTCTGTTGCAGTAGCAGAAGTACCTTTTGTATATAATTCTTTACCCATAGAACCTTTTGGGGATAGAGAGTTTACAACAACAGAACCATCTACATAACCAGTAATATCAAGTGTTTCACCTGCCTTTACAAGCTGAATCATCGGCATAACAATACCTTTGTCTTCTGTTGCAATCTCTGCATCTGTGGCTGAGATAGCTTCGACAACTGCAAGATTAAGAAATGCATTAGTTGCAGTTACCTCGCCTTTTTTACCCGTATATTTTCTATATACAAGGTTTCCATCCTTATCATTGATATCAGTAGAATCTGCTGTAATATCAATATTGGCTTCTGTAAGCTGAGTTAAAGCATACAGAGGTGTACCGTTTGCTTTTGCACCGTAACCAAACTGAAGTCTATCAACGATTACGTCACCTAATTTAAATGCCATAATTATTTTCCTCCTTTAAAAATTGTTTTTATGCAATAAAAATGAGCGATTATAAATCGCCCATAAAATTGATTAAGTCGTTTGGTATGTCTTTTGCTGAAACCATACCACCATAAATTCCATGTAAAGCAGCTACGCCTTGTTCATACTTTTGTATTCTTTGCACAGAATCCATAAATTGACATATATTCACTTGTTTTAAGTCTTCCAATTTGTATTTAAAACCAGGATGATTTATACAAGCAGACACAAGTGGCAAAAGAGTGGAAGAATCTTTTTTGTCATTGTTTTGTTGTGCTTTCATCCTATCTTCTTGAAGCATCCAATGTTTTGTTGTTTTACCTTTGGCTTTTTCTGTCTTTGGATGTACATTCATCATCGCTCGAATAAACTCGGCAATCTCAAGATAATCATCATCGTAAATGATTACGTTTTTCTCTCCATTAAATAATGCCAAATGATTAAATTCAGAATCATTAATGTTTTTCTTTGCTGGAGTTAATTCGAATCCATCAAAAGAAAAGTCTTTAAAAATCAATCTTAATGGTTCTTTGTCTTGTAAAATTTGATACAAAATATAAAATACTTCTATATCTTTTGTCTTATTCCAATCCTTTTTAAATGCATCATAAAGCATGACTCTTACAGATGTTGGATTATTTAAGAATGGAGACAGTGATTGATAAAATCTCTGTTCTCCAATATCCAAAATTTCTCCGATGGTTGGAATAGAAATAGTGATACCATTTATTTCATAATCCTCGCCAAAATACATTTTGAGTTTGTCAAAGTGATATTCTGGTTTTTTATTATTCTGAAATTGTTTTTTTTCTGAGTCTTTTTCAGCAGCATTTTGCAGATTATCCAGTGTTTCTAATACATCCACGCAATCACCGCCTAACTCCATAATTTGTGATTGAAGTTTTTCCATCAGTTGTTTTATGAATACCGTTAGTATCAACAACTTGGAACACAAGAGTACGAACAAGATAGTTATTATCTGTTGTGGATTCCTTAGAAGATATGAGATGAGTCTGCATACCAAAGATATTTGACCAGTTGAATCGTTCTCTTATAATAGAAGCGATTAAATCATGGCGTGGAATACCTGTAAGTTTATCATACCTGTCATTACCGTGAACAAATATTGTAAATGTAATATTTGTGTACTTTAATGTATCTTGATAACGAGGCATTTCGTCAAACGCTACTTGATAACATATATAGTGTTTTACTTCTGTCTGAGTGTCAGGAATAAATAAAAAAGGACGAATGTTTGAATTACTACCAAAGTACCGTTCCCATTCGCCTAATGGCTCATATTCACCTATTTCATTATTCCACTCCCAGTTTACATTGCCATCATCATCAAAAAGTTCCGTTTCTAAACTTTTTTCATTGAGGGCATATAATAAGTCTGGACGAGTTAATAAAGCTTTTTCAATTTTCTTCTTATATTGAATGTTTTCATCATCAGGAGCTGATTTATACTCTTTAATTTTATTTAATAGATCAATTTTTGTAATTATCTTTTCCGTTATTTTCACCTCCTAATCTGCTAATCTGCTAATTCCAACGCAAGAGTTTCAGATTCAATTATTACACCATCTTTTTCAATAATGCATTTAACAGACAATATTTTGCCAATAGTAGAAGAGTCACTAGGAAACTTTACTTTCTTTTGGTTGTACTCTGTGCCAGCTCGCCAAGTTACTTTATCCGTCCAATCTTCATCGTCAATAGAGCAAGTCCATGTAAAAGTTGCATCAGCATATTCAGTTGTAATATCTTCATTGGAATCATTAAATAGATTTGCTGTGAGATTTTTATAGCTGCCACCAACTTTGATTGTTGAAGTGGATGCTGAAATTCTTGCTGTAATGGAAGATGGGGGAGTAGTTGGAGTATCTGGATCTGTTGGGGCGATTTCTGAATCGAAATAGTTCGCATACATTTCGCCTGTTTCAAGATTAACATAATCGGTATGCTCGTTCCAAAATGCTGTATATATAGTAAGCTTTTGAATACCAAATGGCATTGAATTTTCAACCTTGGTCACTGTCCATACGGTAGGATGTTCTGTTAAAGCACTTACTACAACTCGCATATTTTTAGAATCTTCAGAAGTGTACCAAAACTTCTCTGTAATAGAGTTCATTGGCAACCATATCTTATCCTGATTATCAGTATGTGTAAAATATCGGTCGGTGTAAGTGCCGATCGTGTAGGAACTTTGCTGTCTTAAACAACACCACATACGTCTCTTGATGCTCTTATCATTAGATTTTTCAATCCATGTAAGTTCGTAATTTACTGGTAAAATCAGATACTTTGGAAACTGATTTGCAGGTTCATCACGACAGATAATCCACTTATGATAAATTCCTCTATCATCTGGAACGTCCACGAAAAGTCCTATCGGAAATGTCGCTCCATAGCGTTTCCTAAAATCAGTCTCATAATAATAAAGGTCATCACCTTTATTGAATCTTACAGGCTGACTTGGACGAAACATAAGATAGTATTCTACTTGATCTTTGTCCATTGACTGATAAGATTTGACAATAAACTTTGCATCTATCTTGGTCTTATTGGTATTTCCATAAGTCATACCTTCAGCAAGAGAACGTGTAATTCCATGTTCATCTGTGAAAAAATCGTCATGAAAATGGTCATAGATATAACAAGTCTTTGTAGCGATGTCGTTGTCCCAAGTCTGTTCCATTGCCCAATCAGACTGTTCCTTATAAATCTGACCAATCGTTTTAGCTCCGTTGTTTTTGGCGTTTGCGACACGCCTAGCTGTCTGTAGACTCGGCATCGCAATCCACCTCCTCAAACATTGCTTTAATATATCCGTGAGAGTCTAAGATTGCCCTACGGAATTTTTTGTAACTGAAATGGTCGCTCTTGAAATTATCCATAGCACCTTGTAAAGTTGCCATCAGAGTTACCATAAGTCCGTTATCATTAAATAAGGTTTTTGTGCCACCTAATTTGAACATAACGTTCTCAAAGAAGACGAAAAATGCTTCATCATCTTCAAATATTTTCTCTTCAATTGTCTTGTCTTTGTAGAGCAGTAGTTTGTGAATGTCACCATGCATTGCACGAACTGCTTCATTGATTTGCTTGTCTGTGAATGTTCCATATATGTATTGCATATTAGGACTCCGTGTTAATATAAGAATTGTACATATATCCGTAATCACGAATACGTTTGTTCAATTCAGTTTTCATGGAATCCAGACGGTCAATCATATTTTTGTGATTGTCGAGTAGTTTCTTTTCTTCCTTACCACCTATCATTACTGATGTGTGCATAATAGAATCAACCTGTGGCTGTAACCACTCAATCGTCATTCCAAGTACAAGAATTCCTACGACAAAATTCATATCAGCAGTTTCATCGACTGAATTATTCAGTGTAAAATCCAACTGTTGAATTTCATCATCGAGTGTGAGAGAAGAGAATAGTCTGCGCACTCTTGGATTAGAAATTACATTACTTAATCGCTCTGTATATATTTCAAGCAAATCATTTTCATCAAGAGAGAGTTCTTTCGGATCTGAAATACGTCCTCTTATTCGTGAAAAAATTGTTTCGTATGGAAGCGTCATTGTGAGCCTCCTTTACTATTCCTGAACTAATGTAAGTAACATTTTTGTACCAAAAATTTCATCAAGAGCCTTAATTCTGTGAACTGAATCAAGTGCATGAGATTCAATCATTGTAGAAGCAATACCTTTAATGGCTTCCTTTGCTCCCTTTGGAAGCTTTTTAATTGTTTCTGACATCTGCGGAACAGGAAGATTTAAAATCTCATTTAAGTCACTTGTTTCATACATGGACTCATATAAATCTTTTACAGACTTATTCTGTTCAACAAAATCTTCATCCTCAATAATAATTCTTGGTGAATAAATGTTTACATCTTCACGAGTTCTAACGAGATAAATTAAATCTCTATATTCAACATCAACTACATCTCCACAGTCAGCCCAACTATAAAGAATATGTGAACGTGCTCCCTCAATATAAAGCCCACCACTTACTAATGAGCGACATGGAACAGTATCTTCAGGTAAAAATGTTTTTACATCTTCTTTAACCTCTGTAGTTTTTGTTACCTTTTCTGTACTACCAGTAGTAGCAGTAGTTTTCTTTGTATATGCCATTTCCTTTTAATTCCTTTCAAAATAGGAGAGTGGCAATCCACTCTCCATATAATTAATCTATAAATAAATCTTACAGATCCCACTCACCATGATAACGAGTCATAAGAGTTGCAACACCCATACGTCTCTGTACTTCATAAGACTGCATATCATCCTTAGTAGCACCCTTTTCGTTTACTTCAAGTTCAGTCTCTCCATAGTCAACAAACTTGATAAATCTATCATCAACTGCTGGCATGATATAGAGCTTCTTGTTATCAACGATAGGAGTAGCAAGAGACTTATCAGTAAACTTCTGTGGAATCTCCATAAGAGGTGTTCCTTCGTAGCCACCGATAATACCTGTGTTTGCTACAGACTCCTTGATTGAATTAGCAGGATCAGCCCAATCAACCTTTGTAAGAGCATTAAGAGACTTTAATGCTGTCTTAGTACCCATGATTACAACACCGCTTTCGTTAGCAGTACCAACCTTTTCGATAATTGCATCAAACTGAGCCTTTGTAGAAGCGGCTAAAGCACCAGTACCCTTGAGAGTAGCAGGAACAGGAATAAGGTTTACACCATTTGCAAACTGAGAAGAAATGAGTGTCTGAACCTTCTGGATATAAGCCTTAACAACCGCATCCACGAAAGCACCCCAATCCTTACGACCAGTTAAGAAGAGACGAATATCTCCACCAACCTTGATACCATATACTGCTGTATCAACATGATAAGACTGACCAGAACCTAAACGCTGAATGGATAAGTCATGTGCGTCACCGCTGACCTTGCTTACAGTAAGTAATACTTCATCATCAGCCCAGAATTCATTTACGTCTCCATCTTTCATATTCTTTGACTCAACATAATTGTTGAAAAACTCATTCTCAGAAAGACCATGAGCAATCTGAGTATCAATAATTTCCTCAATTACCTCGAAGAACTGTGTTCCTCTCTCAGAATTTAATGCTCTCTTAATCTGCTTATTAGAAGAATCCTTAGTAAGTCCAAGGTATTCAAAACAAGCCTTTCTAATTGTGTCACTAGCTTCTGCCTTAGAAATTACACGATTAGAATCGGCATCATAAATTTCACGACCTGCACCGAGGTCAAACATAAGATTTTTTACACTTGTATCTAACATTTATTTATTTCTCCTTTCTCAAAAATTAGGCTTTCTTTGTAAGCTGCATAGCGGCAGTTACGCCAGAAATGGCTTTGAGTTCAACACCGTCTTTAACAGCGATGTCACCAGAAAATCCATCTGCTGAAATCTCAACTACATCACCAACTGCCAATTCATAAGCTCTAACTACCTGAGTAGGAGCATTTGTATAGTTGCTTTCTTTCTTAAATGTGTTGCTATATGTCTCCTCGATCATTGGCACCTGGTATACAAACAGGGCATCTCCAGGAGTTACTACTTCTACATAGAAATTTCCATTATTTGCCTTACCAACGACCTTTCCTTCAAATGAAGTAGGAGCAACAGCTTTATAAAGGTCTAACTCAATAAAATCGCCCTTACCAACGAACCATCCATTGTCTACATAAGCACTTGCTGCTTCTGCTAACTGAATGTTATAAATATGCTTTCCACCATCTCTTGCGAGAACTTTAGAAGGGAAAGCCACTGCATGTTTTGCAATAGTCATCTGAATCATTTATTTTTCCTCCTTAAATTTTTGCATTAAAAAAGACACTCAATTTGAGTGTCATTACATTGATTTATATTTCTTGTTTTATTTGCTAAAAAGATTTCCGTAACGGTTATCCTTCTTAGACTTGTTTACATTAGCAAATACTTTTACAGTTGACTTTTTCTGAGTTTTATCAGTGGTAGCTGCAAAAGTTTTCATATTAGAATCCGCATAGATAAGTTTTGCTTCCTTCTCTAAATCTTCGAGAGAGTAGTTATCCATATTTGTATACAGTTTCTCAAAATCCTTATTAATGAATTTTCCTTCTTCATCTTTTTCAGAAATAGAAGCAAAGTTTTCATTTGCAAGAATTTCCTCACGTTTTGCATGAAGTTCATTCTTTTCTGCTGTCTCCTTAAACTCTTTGAGTGCAGCGTAGTTTGAACGCATAGACTGTAACTCTGCAAATTCACTATCTGTTAAAAGTTCACGATGTAAATTGTATCTTTCTCCATCAAAAGCTACATTATCACCGTCTTTTGTATAATTCTGACCGAAGATTTTATCACCATTCCAGTTCTCATATGTAAAATGATCATCGTAAACAGCGTTGATAAAGTACCACTCATTATCAGCGTCTTCATATTCAGATAAAAGCTGGTAAAGTGCATATCTTGTATCTTCATGACTGATTTCATATGTACGAACAATCTTTTCAAAAGTCTGACTTCCTCCTTCATCACCATCTGGATCAGAAGTTCCTTCGCCATCACCTTCTCCATCATTGGAAGGTTCACCAGATTCTCCGTTATCTGAAATGTCTCCTTCTGAATTGTCATCATCGAACATCTCAGCAAATTTTGCTTCAAGTTCCTCATCTGACATTTCTGTATAGTCGAATGTTACATCTTCAGCAGTCTTACCATATTTGGCAAGTAACTCTTCAAATTTTGTCATTTTGTTATTTGTTCCTCCTTCCTTTGATTTTTGATTTATATCAAAACTCTCAAGAATATTAGTTAATTTCTCTAAAGTTTCAACCAATTTATTGTCTGTATTAAATGTTACTGTTTCCGCATTTACAGCGAAATCTTCAATTTTAAAATTACTTCCTGCCATACCAGGGGATACATCCTTTGACAGAAGAGTAAGACCTGATACATAAAAATCATCTAACTGCAATGTTTTATTAGCAGTATTAAATGATAACTCCCTAATGCATAATTCCACCGAACAATCTACAGTTCCACGTCTATTAAGAATCTCAATAGCGTCCTGACAATACTCATCGTATAAATAACCATGCAAAACTGCACGATTTACGCCAGCGTCTTCATCATATTCAATAGTAGTCTTTGTGCCATCAATAACGCCGATAGGCTGTTCTTCGTATACAACTTTGTCGTTACCATCTTTGTCAGTAGTTACATAATAATCATGGCTACCGAAATCTAATTCATTATCTGAGTTGGTAGTGATATGTGCTAAAATTGGGCGAAAGTTTGCCGATGGGACATTTTCATTAAAAGATTCTTCAGAGATTTCCGACTTATTGAGATTGACATGATCGTGAAATGCACGACTAACGAATGGAGTAAGAGATTCTTTATGTTTATCTTCATCCTTGGAAGTTTTTTCAAAATTACCATTCATACGAACCATAAGTTCTTTACCGAATTCATTACTATCAAAATGAGCAAAATTGTTCTTTAAACAGAACTCATACAGCTCATCAATAGACATAATTCGTCTTTTCTTCTTTTTTGGCATTATTTAACCTATTCCTCCTTTCTTTGTTGATATACCACTCAAAGTAGGAGAGTGGTTAGAATGTTAGCATGTTGCTATACTGAATTTTTGTTATATCTATATCATTTGAAAACCGAAACTTGTCAGTATTCAAAAATACATAAATACCATTAGAATTTTGTACCTGTTGATATCCTTGCTGAGATAAGAGAGTAGCAGTAAAGATATCTTTGGTTGTTATAAATTTCTGTTTCATAATCTATCTACTCCCTATTTATTGTTCTTATCTTTGTCTTTTGTTTTGAGTCCTTCATCACTTAAATCTGACTGGTCTTTTTCTTGACCACCACCTTGGTTAGTACCAGATTGCGTATATGAGGTGCTAAATGGTTTCAATTTCTCGCCAAGATTTAAACAATCTTCCTCCAAGAAGTTCATAGCAAGAGTATCTTTCTCAGATACACCATTTAATGTGTTATAAAGAATCTTATTTGGTAATCCGTTTTGACACGATTCCAAAATAGATTTCTTAAAATCATCTTTCTGATAAATTGAAACATCAAAGAATTTGACCTTACAAGGTTCAGATATCCAACTAGATAAAAGTCTGTTTACAATAGCTTGAATCTGTGGAATAAGAGTTGAAATAGAAAATGTGGAATCTGCAAGAACACCATACTTAAAAGCAGTAGAGTTCGATGCAGAGTTTAAATTCAATATCTGAGCACCACCAGCCGTATTGAGAATTTCTTTTGTAGCTTTTTCAACTTTTGTAACATCACCTGTTGCATCATCTGGAAAACTAATTTCATGTAATTCACCAGGAACAATAGCAGCAGAGATATAGGGTGGTAATGCTTCTTCAAGCATACGATTGAAATATTGAATCATTATATCTGGATTTACAGCCCAATCATCTACATCATTACCCATAGTTTTCATTTCAAGCCACACCAATTTATAAATATTGGCTGCTTGTTGAACTGCCTGATAATCAGAAGCATCCATAAGGTCAATCAATGATAAGAATATAGGAGTAAGTACAGGAACGATTGTTTCCCAATCCTCAGATCTGAATTTAATACATACATTGTATTCTTCAGGAATTAGCTGGTATTTTTCGTTTGTATTTTGATATGTGTTCCACATACTATTGAATGGCTCTCCCCAATATTCCAATAGTTCGGAATTTCGCTTAAAATAGCTCATATCCATTGCACATGCAAATGAACCATCAGGAAATACACCTGCAATTCTCATATACGATGGATCTAGCGGAAGAATAAACATTCCTTGTCCTTCAGTATAATAAGCACATCCATAAAATGCGTCTTCTCGAAGTGTTATAGATGCAGCTTTACGAAACTCATAATTCAATCCGAGAGTATCTACAACATCAACTGTTTCCTGATACTTTTGCAATGTGGATTTTACGTCATTATTATCTGAAATTATAAATGGGGGAACTATGTTACGAATAGATAAATCAATTTGATTTGCATAATATTTGCAAAGACGATAGTAGATTTCTGAACGATAATAAAGATAACGAGATAAACTTCTAAGACTTGCTTCACTAGAAGAAATGTTTTTAATATAATCTTTTACATCTTCTTTAGAATAATTACTGATTGTTGTATATGTCTTGGATTTTTGAATATCTCGAAGACTTGTAATAGCACTTGTTGCATCTTCGTAGCGTTCAAGTTTACTTTTATTTTTCTCATACCATTCACGCATTTCATTTGCGGTTGGCTGTTTTGGAGTAGAAGAAGTGGTTTTCTTCTGCGAATTATTTATTTTAGCAGGTGCATTAGAATTTGCATCTACTTTCTTAGGTCTAGGCATGTTTGATAATGCACCTCCTTAATTGTATTTTGCTTTACGGATTGTAAGCTTTGAAACTAATGATTGTGTATCTTGTGTCTTAGGTTTTAATTTTAATTCCAATTGACAAGCACACCAATAAGAATAGGCAATAGAAGAATATCTATCTTTCCTCATACCTTCAACTTCTTTAACCTTAATATTTCCGTTTTTAACTTCATGATCCAATTTAATCAATTCGTAAACGGCAAACGTTGTTTGCACATAAGACATTTTCAATTTTGCTTGCTCTGTTGGAGACATTTTGAAATATCCCTTATATGTTTCTTTTAATGAACTATCCGCATCCTGTTCAGAAATAAGAAAATTAATTTTTCCATTCTGTATACCATTTCTAAGTAATACGCATATCTCATTATTAAAATTAGCATTAGCTTTTACAGACCAAACAACTTTATTAGCATCACGAACTTTGCATCGTTCAGCCATATCTTTATCATTTATACAAGTCATTGCTTGATATCTTTTACCGTTTTCTTGACAAACTTGATCCTTGGTAATAAAATCATATACCCCCAAGCCGATTCCGTTTGTATCTAAAACTAAATCTGTACATTGATACTCATAAAAATATTTCATAACAATCATTCCTAATTCGTCTGTTTTCAAACCTTCAAAAGTTTCACCATATACGAAATTTGATTGATATGCAGTATCATTTACTTGAATTAAGTCGTTGATAAAAATAGCAGAAGCATCATTCTTTTTCTTTTTCGTAGATTTCATAAGAGCAACGTCAATAGATAGTATTCTTTTACCAGTAGTTGTTAATTTCGGAATTGTTATTTTGTCATTGCAGAAACTCAATGGTGGAAATGCTTTGCGAAGTCTTCTACGAGCAGTTAATTCATCAAATTTAAACAAACTACCATCTGTATCACCAAACCACAGACATTCCATTTCCATCTGCTGAACAAGTTCATTGTAATCAGCTTCACTCATTTCATCTTCAAGCTGAGAACGAGAAAGTAATCCTTCACGCACCGATACCTGATAAGGTAATCCACATATAAAATATTTTTTTGTGTCATCAAAGAAATTAAGAGTGTAACTTTGTGCTTTTCTATAAGCCCATGAGCTTTTAAAATATGCACTGGACATATATATTTCTTTGTTTCTTTCCTGCATATGAGCATATTCAGGTTTTTGTAAATATTTTGGCTGTCTTGGACTTGTTAAGAATTTACGCAATACAGTATTGATAACTGTTTCATCGACCATACGAAATTCATCCACGACTATGCAATTTGCTCTGGCTGATCTTGAATTTTCTGAACTGGTTCTTGTTTTTATCCATGAACCATTTTTGAAATAAATAGAAGCGTCATTTTGACAAATATTACATTTTTCTATTTCAGAACGTAATATGGAAGATTGTTTCATGAAATCATCTTGTATTTTCAACAAGACTTCGTTAGCCTGTTTTAAAGTTCCAGAACTAACAACTATTTTTGTACCAGGAAATAAAATACACCTTACACAGCAGAAGAGGGCGGTAAGATATGTTTTTCCTTGACCTCTTGCTGCAAGATACATAACAAAATTGTAATGCATCATGCACCACAAGAGAATTTGCTGAAACCATTTAAGAGATAATCCCAGTACATCAATGACATACCTATGTGGGTTGTTACGATAATATCCTGCTCTCCAAGCAACAGTTTCCATTATCTTTTGTTGTTTATCTTTTTCTATCTCAGTCTGAGTTTTTAATTGAGGCATAAATTATACCTCCTCTTCAGCTTTCTGACCAAAGATTTTATCAAATAATGCTTCTGAATCAGTATCTTCATCATACTCAGGCTTTTTGACAGTATATTTAGAAATGAACTTTTCATAAGTAGAAGAAAATGCATTTTTCAATCCCATCATTTTAGAGAGATGCCCCTTAAAGAATACATCAATTAAGAGTCCAATTTTATCAGGATCTTTAAATTCACCTTCTGGTTCTGGAATTGGTTTTTCTTGTTCCCATTTATCAATAAGCTGCCCAAATGTAAGATTATCAGTTAATTCAGATGCAGTTTTTTGATTAGGTTTGATATTTAAACTTCCTAGCAGATTCTGTAAAGTAGCATCTAAATCTTTTGTATCCTTGCCATTTTTCTGAGCATTATCTATCTCAAGTTCCTTACAACACACTCGTTTAAATAAAAGTTCCTGAGATTTATTTTCACAGGCATAACGTGTCGTCCAATCTAAGTATTCCGTTTCAAGCCTCATAAGTTCTTCATTGGTATAATTATTTCCAAATCTCTTTCTTGCTGTTTTGAGTGTTTTTTGGACAATCCTTGTATTTGTTTCAGGTGTTGACTCTTCATCATCTATCGAGAATATCGAATCTTTATAAGTTTTTTGACTATAATCATTTAGACTTCTACAAATTACAATCCACTGTTGAACAGCAGTGCTTCTTATTTTTTCTCCTGTTTGTTCAGAGAGTTTTTGTAGCTGCTCATTATAAACATTTTCATCAAAATACCAATTAAGTCTTCTAAATGTTTCTATGGTTTTCTCACGATTATCAGTTCGTATATTATTTTTTTTGTCATAGTCAGTACATTCGTTTAATATACATTCCTTGCAAGCATAATGTTCAATACCATCAGGACTTGTCTTAGAAGAGTAGAACGTTGCTGCACTTTTCCATTGTCCACAATGGCTACAATATATCAGCTCATTGTTCATGATACGCTGATAAAAATTTGCAAGCTTTTTATATTCGTTACGTAAGTTTACAACTGTAATCTTCTTCAATTCCGTATCAGAAATTGGCTCTAAAACTTTAGCCATTGTTTCACTTCCTTTCCTTTTTAATCCAATAAAAAAGAAAGTAACAATTTTATGCTACTTTCTCTTTGTATTTCCATATATATCCTTGCGATGATTTAGTTTGTCCACAACAATTATTTTGAATTGCACATAAATTTAAATTCTGTTCTAGGATTTCATCATATGTCCATTCCCTTAAAAAATCTAATTGTTTTGAATATTGTAAAATAATACGTTCTTTTGCCTTTTTATCTTTTAGAACCTTATCTTTTCTCTTTTGTTTATTTTGATAATATATTTCAGGGCTATTTTTCCATAACCAAATATATCCTTTATATGTATCATAATGTCCATTACACGCAGAAGCAACGGTAGAACTTCCAAACCCAAACTTACTTGTTTCATTAGCAGATTCATATTCACGAATAAAATTCATGTTCAAATCATATTGCAATACTGGCTTAGGAAGATTTTTATTTTTAGATAAATAATAATTCCAATCTATGTTTCCTGATTTATAATCTTTTTCATAGATCCAAATATATCCATAAGCCTTTTTATATTTATCTTTTTCACAACATCTTTTAATTCCACTTGTTGACTTTTTGCCTAAAAAATCACATGCTTCACCTGCACTGACGAAAGTTCTTATATACTCACCATTTAGATCAAGCATTACAATTGGTTCAGGATTTTGAATCATTCTCATTTTTGAAATTTCTTCATCAGTGTGTTTATAACCTTTACATCCGAGTCCACCATCTGCAAAGTTATATCCCGCATTTTTGGAATCATAATAGTTTATCCAATAAATTTCTCGTTCATCTAGCTGTTCAAATTTACATCTTTCAATAATTTCAAATTCAAAGTTTTCTGCACCATATTTATTCCATGCATTTTGTAAATGTGCATTGTGTTCAGTATTGTGCTTTAGATAACTTCTATGTCTCATCCATCTATATTTAAAATTGTAGGTTTGACCTATATATCTTTTACCATTCAATTTATTTGTTATAGAATAAATTCCACATTGATCACTATCTTTTTTGTTTTCTTCATTTCTTTTATAATTACCCATATATATTCATTTCTCGCTTTCCACTCGCAAAACCAATTAAAATAGAGTGAGAGAGTAGTGCGAGTATCTACTATACTGAAGCTCATGACTTCTTCAGCTTCTCACTCCATTATCCAACCACCTGCAATCGAAACAGTAACAATCCTCTCATAGTTGGCTATATATTTATTCTCTTTTTAAATTCCATCACAATATAAAAAAGAAGCCACTTCATACGAAATAACTTCTCATAATTTCCAATATTAAATTTCCAATGAAAGTGCAATTTATTTAGAACGCCGTGTTAGGGATTCGAACCCCAAAGACTTTTACATCCAGACTGTTTTCAAGACAGCACCCTCGACCAATCGGACACACGGCAAAATATAATAGCAGTAGAGTTGCTATTATACTTGAAATTACTTTTGTCCCTACATTGTATAATTTCACACGGACTTTCTACCGTTTACGGCAACTTATTCAAGCTTGTCGTAAGTTTAGCGTGATATGAATGAATCGAACATCCGCATCGAATAAACGATGACCTCTGATTAGCAGTCAGGTACATTACCAACTCTGTCAATACCACAATGAAGAGAGTCACCTCATGAAATGACTCTCTGTTACTATACAAAAAAATGTATAGCCTCGCTGTCCATTTAAGTATCAGCTATTTATTGAAAATTTATTGTCTTTCTCATTGAGTTCTCAAACTCCGAACTTTCATTTAAGCTGTATATAACATATCCTATTGTTGCAACAATACCTGTTCGAAAACCGCAATAGACATAGGGCGGTAGTAAGTGTTGAGCTTACACACCTAAGTTTCGTATGCATCCAAAAAATAGGTTTTTACATCAGGCTTACCGCACATAATCTGGATAGCAGGACTCGAACCTACAACGTCTAGTTCCCAAAACTAGCGGACTACCAAATTGTCCTATATCCAGTTGATAGGGTGGGAAGTACCACCCATTATTTTTACTCAGACCAAACAAGATCTGTTGTATAAGCCAATGTATTAATCGGAGTAAATTCTGTTACCTTGTAAGAAGCTAAAAGCTCAATACATTTCTTCTCTAATTCATCTTTATTTTCTGTAGAATATTCAACAGTTTCATATTCGCCAGTCCCAACCAATGTAGTAACTTCTTTTACTTCATGGGTATCTTCATCGGTTACAGTTTCTTTCTGTTCTTTCATAATTTCCTGCTTTACAGTAAGATAACGATACATTCCTGTTTTGGAATCTTTAATAAGAATTTTATACATAGTCAGCCTCCTTACAGTACAACAGATGTTTCAGCTTCAAAATCATTTGCCAACGCTCTGATTTCTGTTAATTTTGTTGTGATTGCAGCTTTCACTTTTTCCAAGAAAAGAACTGCCATTGCCTGTCCTAATTTTTCAGGAGTATTAAACACTGTACCAAGAGAAGCAGTAGGAATTTTATTTATGTCAATAGAAAGTGTAATAGATAAATTCTCATCGAGAGTGTACTTTTTATTTACTAAATCAGAAATTGTGACCTTTTCAATAGTAGAACCGTCTGGCTCATCAGTAACAATCACAGGAATTCCTGTATCTGAAAGTTTCAAATTTCCAGAGAAGTCAATCTGGCTATATTCGATATATCTTACGAAATTATGTAACTGATTTTTCTCTGTATCAGCATCTCTTATACTATCACCCAATTCTTCGACATTTAAACTTACTGTAATTACATCTTCGTTAATTTCTGTTTTCTGTGCTAATTTCATTATTCAGTTTCCTCCTCACTTAATAAGTTATAAAATTCTTTTAATCCGCAAATCATATTTTTAATGGTAGACTTTGACAAATTACACTGTAATTGTGGTAAATTCATATCTGTATCATTTACTTTAAAAACAAGACAATTGTTATCAAAATCAATACTCATACTTGCTTTTGTCTGATTTCCAATAAGCATCTGTAAAGCTTTTAAAGTTTTACCATTATCACTTGTAATACTTAATACGTCACCAATTTCCAAGTCGTTTTCAGTAACTTGTAAATAAGCCATTATATGTACACTCCTTTCTTTTATTTTTTCGTTTTCCTTTTAATCTAACTGGGGTAGTAGGATTCGAACCTACGAATTTAGCAGTCAAAGTGCTATGTCTTACCGCTTGACGATACCCCAATGTTGTATTTTTCATAACCTTTACAGAGTGCTTTGAAAAATATAAAGTCAAGTATCTCTAACGAATCGTATGGGACTTGAACCCATGTTATTCTACCGTGACAGGGTAGTGCCATAACCAACTAGGCGAACGATCCATAAAAAATCAGCATAAAGCACTAACTAGCTGATATTGGACTGTACACATCCAGTTTTAAATTAGAAAACTTTCGCAATCCATTCATGCTTATTGATTATTCTCCACATATTTTCAGTCTTCGGAGTAAAGACCAATTGATAAGGTTTAATGACTCTTATCTGTCAATTTTCTTACAAGTGCTTTTCTTTCACGTTTTTCGCTACACTGCTTTAGGGTTAAGCATACCTTTGAATACTCGAATAAACACTGATAGCAGTACAGCATTTATTGTCAACATATACTTACAACTCATGGATGTAAGGGCGTATCACTTATTTTGCGTTGGTGATACTATTAAGGTTCTCATTAACGTAGAGAAGCACGAACATCTTCTCATTTCTAAGGCTGAGAGTCACCGAAGATCCTAGATGTTGGTAGGATAGATATTGTCTTACAATGCTATGTGAATAGCAAAGACCAAGATGTGATACTTATATATTCTCTGTTTGGTTGCCCATTTAAGGGTTCTTTTATTTGTTTTCTACATTGTCGTCACCTTTTTATATATACCTTTCGTGCCTGTTTATAAGGACTTTATTGGGATAATGCAGTTATATCGGTCTGTTAGTCCGTCTGATTTTCACAGAACCTTAGTGAATGCGTAACTCAGATCATTCGGCTTATAATTATTCTCCATTTAAAAATAAAAAAGATTAGGGAATTAATGTCGGTTTACGTTGACATAGGTTTTACGCTATTGAATGCCACCATCCAACATGTCTGTAAAGACGCAACCTAATCTTTTTATATTTTATTATTCTCTGGATTAGACGAAGTATTAGACGAAAGCTTCATCTGGATTGTCTAAATACCTTCTTTTTCAGCCTCTTTCTGTAATTCTTGTTGCTTAAACTTTAGAATTTTTAATTTTTCCCTTAAATCAGCCTTAGAAGCAGGGCGTACATAGCTCTGTGAAGTTACTGAAGTTGATTTGTGGTTCGCCCATTGTGAGGCAAGATTTAAATCACCAGTATCTTCATATATTTTATTGATCGCCGTCTTCCTGATGCAATGACAATGAAAGTCCTCTAAGCCAATAATTCTACCGATTTTTCTCATTCGATCGTGAATCATACCTTGTGTCCAAGGAATCCATTTGTCCTTATATTTATGAATAAATAGAGCATCGCATTCAAGATTGTCATAATCATTTGTTCTCATAGATAACCATGTTTCAAGCATATCCTTACAGGTACTGTCAAAGGAAACTTCTACACGGTATCCTTCCTTCTCACGTATTGACTCAAATACCATATTATCTAAATCAAGAGAAGATACAGTAAGTTTCTCCAAAGCACCAATTCTATTAGCGGAGAAGAGTGCGATTTCAAATAATAACTGATCTTGTATTGTCCATTTGTTATTCTCTGTCTTATATAAATCTGCTCTAATAGCTGCAATCTGCTCATCATTTAAAAAGTAATGATTAAGAATCTGTTCTTCGTTTGCTTTTTTCATTCTATCAAGCTTACCATCAAAAGGATGATATTTAACAAAACCACGTTTCATAGACCAAATATAAAATGAACTTACGGCAGAAATTTTCATGTTGATAATCTTCTTATGATTCATTAATGTTTCCTGACAGAAAAGCATATATGCTTCCATAATATCAACTGCATTTTCCATGAATTCATCAGAATATAAATCTAATTCACCATAATTTTCTCCTAACCACATGAGGAAGTGTCGGAATAATCCTTTATATCTCTTGTATGTAGTATCTTTTACATCACGATTTTTGATGATATTAGATTGTAAATATTTTTCATATTTCTTCCAGTTTTCTTCATAAATAAACTTCTCTTTGTCAGGAGTGAAATATTTCACTCTTGTAATTTTTTCCTTTGACAATATTTCAGCCTCCTTTTTGTAATATAAAAAGAAGTAGAATAGTGATAACTAAGCTACTTCTTTGATAAAATCTAATAAAATTGTTTCAGTATTTTTAAACTCCCAATATGGAATTTCTAATAATGGTATGTTATTATTTTTACAATATGTACGTTTAGTATTGTCACTAAGCTGATTCCTTTTAAATAGGTTATTAGCCCATTCAATACCCTTACCTGCAAAGTCAATTGGTTCATAGTGCTGTATTCCTTGATATTCACACAAACCAATGAGATTATTATTGTCAAATATTGCAAAGTCAAATGGTAATGGTAATTGCATCCTACAATCATCAAAACAATATTGAGTTTGATATTGAATATTATTTTTGTCTAAAATATTTTCAATATATTTTTCACCTTTTGAAGCAGAACAATGAGGACAACTGTTTCCATTTTTTATGTTATTAAAATTGGATTCCCATGATTTACCACAAATATCACACTTAAATAGACTCAATTCTCTTATATTTCCACAATATTCAATACATTGGAATGTCTTATCATTTTCTTTCAACCAACTATTTACTTCTTCTATATCTGAGATTTTCTTAACTCTTGCACATACTGGGCATCCTTTTCCTGATTTAATATTACTTACTTTTCCATTCCATTCAAATCCATCAATCATACATCTAAATTTGGAATTACTACTTGCCGATTTACCATCGTAATAAATACATTTTATTTTACGATTATGTTTACTAAGCCAATTATTAACTTCGTCAATTCCATTTATTTTAGTAGACCTACCACACATAGGACATCCAATTGACTTGGAATGCATAAGTGCGTCTAATGTTGATTCCCATTCGTATTTATCTTTATTACAACGGAAAATACTTTTTGCTTTAAATTTTCCACCATATTCAACACAAGTTAAATCATTAAAGTTCATTTGTTTTAAATATTCTGTACATTCTTCCGCATTTTTAAATCTGTTGTTTCTATTGTTTCCCATAATTTTCCTACTTTCTCACCTACTCCAATACATAAAAATAGAATGGGAGAGAGGTAGGTGACTCTACTCTGTCAGCTCATGACTTCTGACAGTCCCATTCCATAAATCCCACAATCAGCTATAACACCGATCATGAGTACATATATTTATTCTCTGTTTCCATTCACAGAAACATCAAAAGTCCTCCCACTTGGTAACGCTCCAAGCCGATCCGAAGACGATAGATTTACAGTCTACCCCACATCTTTAGTGGTCTATGAGAGGATACAAAAAGAGTGTGTAGCATACACCACACACTCTAAATATTTAAAAAATAAAATCAAGCAAATCAAATAATCTTCCAACCGAATTATATTCGTCAAAATCACTTAAATCAATCGGCTTACTAGAATAAAATTCACGCTTTTCATATCCATTAACATCACTTTTAACAGAAGTAAATCCGTGAATATTTCCGTTTTCATCTTTATCAAATGTAATATTTTTATGAGAATCATCACTTATGTCACTGCAACTGCAATTCTTACAATTACAATCACAATCATCGTCTACATCTTCAGCGTCCTCACCAATGTTGAATTCATGAATAATGCATCCAGAATCTTTATTGTCCTTAACAAAAGCTGAACCCACATCTCCATGAATAAATACAATGTCTGTCTCATCCATATTGATATAAGTATCACTTCCCTCATACTTGGCAGCCTGAACCCATACATTCATTTCAGAATCAATACTAAGAATAAATGCATCATCATAACCGTCCCAATAAGGATCATTCAAATCGTTACAAGAAGCAAGTTTAAAATTCGTATTCTTAATAACAGAATTAAGAACATCTTTCATCACATCATACTTAGCCACAACTACAATTTCTGAACAATCATCGTCATAATCTCTTGTACAAACATCTAGCTTGTCAAAAGTATCTGCTAAAAATTCAGCAAAATCATTTGTATCTGTAAAACCAAATGTTTTCAATATATTTTCACCACCTTAGAATTAGAGCTGTTTTGCAGACTTTGACATCTTAAAGCAAATCTCATCATGCTGTGGAGTTACATACTCCTCACCTTTGCGATCGCCCATCATAATTTTTCCTCTACGCTCTGGAACTGTCTTAACCTTAAACTTTCCAAGTTTTCCAACAGGAACTGACTCTGTAGCGTTACCCTTCAATGTATCTGTAATAACATCTGCAAATGTATCAAGTACAACAGCGATGTCACCTTTCTTAGCTCCTTCGATTCTTTCTGCGATTGCGCTTACTAATTCATTCTTTACCATTTTTAAATTCTCCTTTATTTTCCTTAATATTTTTTGTTCTTACCTTTTCGGTATATTTTTTAATCAGTAATATTTACACTAACAACACTTAGTCCACTATCTGCTTTTATAATTAAATCACCCATGCCAATATTGTCATTAGGGTTCTGATGATAATTCAATTTAATCTGCAAAACGGCAGAACCATTTCCATTAATTAAATTTCCATTAGAAGCAACATATTCAACTGGCATATTGAAATTAATTGTTAAAATCTGCGACTCTTTAGTATGGTCAGCATTATGTATTCCTTTTATTTGAATACGATAATCACCTCTACCAATTTCAGGTCTTTGATGAATAGTAGCAGTAGTTGTGTAACAACCGCTTGCCATGTAAATACCTTCTGATTGATTTTCAATAATAGCTACAATTGGCTTTTCATATTTTTTCATAAGAAAATTCCTTTCTTAGAAATTTACATAGTAAAAGAGGGTAGCGTCCATATAAGGTACACTCCCTCTGATAGTAGTTTCGTCAGCCAAAAATAATATATTAATTGTAGTTGTGAATATCTGCTTCCACAATTACTCCAAACTGAGCCGAACAGTGGACTACAATTGTTATTTAATTTAATTTAAATACATATTCAGCCGTTCTACCTTGTCCTTGTTCAAATTCAAACATTGAGCAAGAAGCATTTGATGCTGCATTTAATGTCATAGCATATGGATCAATACCAATTACTGAGCCAACAGATAATACTGCTGAATCCATCCCAATCTCTTTAAGAGCATCATGGTGAATGTGTCCAGAAATTGTATAATCAATATGAATACCATATGTGCGTGACATTTCTAATAAATTAATTTTTAGATTTTTCTTCTCACCGTGCAATCCAACAACACAGTATGTAGACATCATTGAGTAAGTCATTCCTGTTGGATTTTCGAGTATTGCGATATTCTCATTATCTCTCAATCGTTCTTTAATAAGAGCCATCATAATTTTGCTAACATTTTCATCTGGAAATGTATTCTTTTTTCCATCCAATAGTCTTAACTGATTATGATTTGAATCAAAAACCATCTGAAATTTTATTGACACATATTTGCTTAATTCATTCAACCAATTTGCTAAATAATCTGCATAACGAATACTAGACTCAATTACGCCATATCTTAATCTCATAAGCTGAGACATTCTGAGACATCCATCAATGCCATCTCCAAGTTCAATAATTGACAATTCAGTAATTCCAAGTTCCTCGATTTTGTCCACAACCTTATTAAATAAAATTGTCATTCTTTCCTCAAATATCTCAGGAGAGTACGCATTTATAATTCCATTATAAAAATCTTTGATTTCAAATTCACAACCATAGTGGCAATCGCTAATGGCAAGTATCCAAGACTTTTTATTTGTTGTTGGCTGAATACGAATAGGAGACGATAACTGTGGCAAAGATAAAATTGTTTCGCTGATTTTCTCAGCGATCATTTCATCTCTAGCATCTTCTCTAAGCCATTTATTATATTCAATCTTTTCACTCTGGATTTTCTTTCGTTCTTTTTCAAGTTCTCTCTGAGCTAACTGTATTTCTTTTAACTGTGCATCGGAATCAACAAACTTAGACTGATTTGCATTTAACATCTTCTTAAATGCTTGGAACTTCTTTCTGTATGTACTTTCCCCAAAATCATTTCCAGTAAGTTCATTAATTATATTCGCCACATCATTCCAAGAACCTATCTGGTCTTTATCTTCGCATATCCTATAGATAAGTTCCTCATCTGTTTCGTTCTCGAATCTTTTATAGGTGCTAATTGTATCCACCTACTTTCTATTCAGCAGATTCAGACTCTTCATCTGGAAGCTCAATACTAATTTTAATATCAAAAATAGTAGTACCTTCTGGTAACATTTCAGCGATACGATCTACAATAGAGCCTTCATCATCAACGAAAACTCCGTTTTCAATTCGTACACCACTTGCTGTAATATTCTTTTTAGCTGCACTAACAATTGCTTTCTTAATCTTACTATCTACCATAATCCTTTAAATCCTCCATAAAATTAAAAATTCCCACCAGAACGTTTTCTGCCAGGATTATAATACATTTGTTTGCTTTTATTCTGTTTTACTTTGATATACTCACGAATCTTCCTAATATAATTTTCATCATAGCTTAATCTAGCATGTGACTCCAAATAATAACATCCACAACGAGTAGGAATTTTATTTGATAGCACATTGTCTATAAGTTTATATGATGGATTAAGATTTTTCATATGAGTATGTTTTTCTGTATCTTCTTTTCTACAGATACGAAAGCCATTTTCGGTCTTGTCTATATAAAAACCTTTATATTCAATTCTATTTTTCATAGGCAGAACCTACTTAACATACTTATCTTCGATGTAACGCTTTTTAGCAACACCTTTAGTACGATAATAACCGACTGGATATCCATTTTTGTCGATATATCCTCGTCTTGTGTTTCTGATTACACCTTCGGATAATAGCTTTTCAATTTCATTTTTTGAAATGTACTTAATAATTTTCACTTCTTTCTTGATTTATTTCCTACAAAGTAGGATAGTAGTTGGAAATGTAGGATTTGAACCCACGACCTCCTGAACCCAAATCAGGCGTTCTAACCAAACTGAACTAATTCCCAAAATAAAAAATCCCATACCGAAGTATGAGATCCTTACTTAATATGAGCTGAGATATTTGACTCAATACACTAACATCTACTGTGGTTGGACACAGTTTATCACACAAGCGATTAGCTTGTAGTTAGCAACAACACCAATTTTGACATAACTGGCAAACTCTTACTATGAAGTATTATAGATTTTCTTTCATCACATCGCCTCTTGCGGAGTTCAGAGAGTGCGAATCTCTTACGGTTGCAATTACTTGTACTTTCTTACATAACACTTTGCGAGTGTCATATATGTCCATATTACAGGACAATAAGTTGTTTTTCTCTTCATAGTCATACACACTTTTGCTGTTTTGTAATCTTCTTTAATATTATTTACCTAAAATAATTTGATTTCCTTCAAAAGTATGTACTTACATATGGACGATGAGGTGTACATTTGACCATCCGTGCCTTTTGAGCACAGCCCAATCATCACCATCCTGCTCGGATTGCGATCTCCTTACTTTTTGATTCCATCCCTGTTTTTCAACTTAAGAGATATTACCAAAATCCTACTAGCAGTTACACTTGCGGTATTCCCACCAATAGTACACAAATCATACCCACATTTCTGTGTTACTACAGTGCCTATTTCAAGACACCCACCAGTCAACCATATTCGCCAACAGTTGTCCTTGAATAGAAGGTTGGGCGTAGATTTTATGTGTTTTCCGTCAAGCTGTATTGCTACAGTCGCAGCCTTATAATACGATAAGAGCCACTTTATACATGTCACCATGCTTATCTTAGAATTTTCATCCTCTGATCCGAAACCGACCAGTTCCCACATAAAATGGGAGAGTTGCTGAAGCACAAGGAGTCGAACCTGTTATTTCATGAAAATGAGTCATGTGTGATAATCCGTTTCACTCGCCAGCAATAATATATTTAGAGAATAATCGGCAACCATGCTGCAAGAATTGTAGCACAATCACCGACACATATAAGAAGAGGAGTACAATATGAATATGTACCAATCTTAGAAATGATTTTTAGAATTGTTCTGTTTGAAAACGCCTCGAATCGTTCCCCATAGGTTTGATTCCTATATATCTTCCACAGAAATGCATGGTACAGTCTCGCTTGCTGAACTTAACTGGTTTTGCACACCATACACAAGTTTTTCATATGGCTTCACAGCAACTAATTTATAGTCATATGTTAGACGAAATATTATAATGCCTTTCGACAATTATATATTCTCTGTTTTATCAGCCAAGAAAAGCTGATTTCATTGTTTTATATTCGGGGCAGATAATGATACGTCTGCCCCTAGTATACTTTTTAAACTTGCAAGCCCTTATTTATTACACGCATTGGCAATGGCGTGGGAGTTTACTAACGCAACTCTGCGGTTTCTTCCCTCCATATTACGGACGTTAAGTTGAACGCTAAAAGCCTTGATTTTACTATGTTTTTGGTAAAATTGCACAATTAGTTGCCGAAAAAATTATACACATTTATCACTATTGAAACTTAGCATAAACTTTTCTTTGTTGGTTTTATACAATAGATTGAGAATTTTTCTTGTATATTTTTCAGGCGAATACTTCCTCCTTTTAGATGCCCCCTCTTCATTGCTTAAACCAAGTGCTATCTCAATCAGTCTATTTATTGTAATTATATTACCTATTTTAATTTTCTTTATTGATTCAGTTACTTCTTTTGATTTTTCACAAATCTGTTTATTATACTCTTCATCATCATCTATATATTTTAATTTTGTATTTTTTACAAAAGAGTCATATTCCTGAACTAATTGCATAATTTTTGTCATTTGTTTATCATTAGCCTTCCCCTTCATTTTAATAAAAAAAGATTCGGTTGATAATGTATCCGAAGTAGAGGCGTTTTGAATTTTATTTATCCAATCTTCAAGCCAATTCATAGGACATAACAATTCTCTATTAATACGACTTTTAAGTTTGTTTTTTGATTCATCAACTTCCTCTTGCGGAAGTTCTTTACCATCTTTGGTATATTTAATTTCTCTTGTGTATTTCATAAACTCAGGGAAATCGTGTTTCTTATACTTTGGTTTACCAGATTCAGTATAACCGACAATCTTTTTAATACTCATACAAGAGAGTTTGCTAATTCTATCAATTTCCTTATTACCATCAATTTCATATTCTCTTTTACATCCATCAATAATAACCTGTGCAAGAACAGACAAAATGATAAAATTATCATAGAGTTCTTTAAGTTTTTTCTCATCAGGACTATCTTTTTGTAATTCTGTCCAATAATAGGTCATTGCCAACTGAGCCAAATTACTTGAATATCCGATTCCCATACGTGATTTTGAAAACTTATTATCCATAGCAGCATAATCTTTTTTTGTGTTATTGTAGGTAATACCAGACTCTTGTAATGCATTTACGATAGTATAAAAATCTCTATAACATCTTTCTGCACATTTGACAATTGTTGATTGATTTGTGACAAGCATAAAATCCGAGTCTTCATCCATCCCATTTGCTCTATCTTGGATATCCGTATGAATACAATTAACTGCTATGATATTTTTACTAAATGCAAAATACTTATCCATTTTTTCTGAATAGACATTATGCAAATAACATATATTATTTGGGGAATTATGTGGGTTTCTAAACGCTGCAAGATATTCATTGTTATCGAAACGTTTAGTATAACACTGAATACAATTATATTCTTGAGAAAGTGTTGGATCTTTTTCAAAATCTTCACCAACAGAATAGAGCAGAAGTGCATAAGGATTACCACATACAGTCAAATTATCACCATTGACCATAATTTTTCCTTTTCTCATTCTGTATACATAATCAAAGATAATTTTCTTTTTTTCTTCTCTAAAAAATGTACTATTTCCAAACTCATGATTTTGAGCATATAAATCGGCAAGCATCTCATAATGATTTACCTCATTTGCATTCTTTCTAAGAAACTTTTCAAATTCATCATTGTCACGTTTAAGTAATTCAACATAATCAATACTAATCTGAGCAATGTCTTTTACATCGTCCTTCGTACATGGAAGAGTATTTATCATTTGGTAACTCAACTGCTGATATTGTCCTAATTTACTTGGATGATCAGTTTTAACAATGCCCCATATATCACCATCTCCATGAATTCTTTTGCACCAATACTCATATGCTTCAGTAATATTACTACCCATGAGGTCTTGAAATTTCTTCCATTTAATCGCATTATCAGTAGTTATCATTTTAATGTCTTTCAGATAATGACATTTACCAAACATATCTTGAATCTGATATGTATCATAATCATATCCATTTTTCTCGCACCAGTCTTTAAAGAACTTTTGAATATAGCTCTTAAAAGCACATGCCTTAAAAAGATGATTTCTGAGCAAAGCCATTCCATTGACATACGATGGTAAGCAAAGGTAATTAGAATCAGCTTCGATTAGTGCCATACCATCCCAAATTGTATTTTTTACTTGACGTTTTTCTTCGGATACAACACATTTTTTACGTTTTTCAATTACCTTTTCATTTTTATTAGTTTCTTTATTTTTCTTTTTGACTTCTACTTCGTATTCTTCTGCCTTAACAACTTTTGTCATTGTTTCAAAAAAGGAATCCTGATCTTTGAGAATTAGAATATCCTCAACAGGTATATGAAGTGTACCAATAATTGTAGATGTGGTAAGTGGAGCATAAGCTGACATTTCAACGATTTTCGCATTATCATGACTCATTTTTTTTCCAAGTCCAATTGTTAGCCAATCATATGCAATGTCATATAATTTACTATTTATGAAAATAACTTGTCCAAGTTTAGCTTTGGCACTTGTACGAAAAAGCATCTCATAATGAATTGTTTCTTCTTTAATTGTTCCGTCTCTGCGTTTGCGTTTATATGTAACATTAACACCATTCTCATAAAAATACTCTCGAATTTCATCTCGTGATTTTTCATCATACAAATCTTTTCTATCTTCAACTTTTTGTAGTGCCTGTTTGATACGTTCTTTGGAATCACCATCAATATCATTAAATAACTTTTCTAATCGAGCGTGTTCATTATCATAAGAGCGACTTCCGAATTCATAATCAAGACAAATTATATCTCGTGTACTTTCATTTTTCTTACCAGATTTTCCTTTATAAATATTCAATCCGTTCTTTTGCAAGAAAAAACTAAATAAACTATTGTTAAACATGGCATCAGTATATGTAAAATAATCTCGTGTTCCAAGATTAACATCATACAACATACCAGCACTGATGTTTTTTATCTTAATCCCATATTCACTCATTTATTATTCCATCACCACCTTTTTGAAATTTAAAGCATATTTTTTCAATTCGTCAGTAGACAATTCATCTCTAACCCAATCCCATAATTCCATTACGAAAATATCATATTCAGATATTTTCTCATTATCATCCAATTCATATTTAATTCTGGTATTTTTACCATACCAATAATTAAACACGTTCTCAAATAATAGTGCAGTTAAAAAACACTTGCTTTCATAATCATCAAGTGCAAGATGAATTTCATTCTCTGCATTGGGATATAATTCATTTATTTTTGCATTTTTAACTCTCATCATGTTTTTAACATTTTCTACATCTTCGTCACAATTTACTTTATAAAACATATATCCCTCTGGGATATCAGGAAGATCACCAAGCGCATCCAACTCTGATCCAATTAAATATGTTCCAAAGACTCCGTAATTTTTTGTAATGCAATCAATCAATTCTTTTAAATTCATATAAAATTACCTCCACTTATATATTCTTCAAATGAAATTTCTATTTACTTCACAAAACTAAATAATTCGAATAAGCTTTTCGTGTTTATTTTCTTCATTTCTATCTCTTCCTTCTGTATTCTTTCTGCATTGCTTATCAAAAGCAAAATCTCTAAAAATTCGGTCTGCAACAGAAGGTGCTTTATCTTTTCGAGGGCAATCTGTACAGAAATCATATTCTGTGATTAGTCCACCATATGTATTCTGGTATTTATGGTTCTTTGATGTAATTGTTACGGTTCTGTTCATTAATTAGTTCTCCTTTACTGTTTGAAAATTTATTCATTGCAATCAACTCCTTTGAGTGCTGCGTTTATAGTTTCTATATTTTATTGTTCTCCAAAATCTCTATCTGTTTTTTGATTTCCTCACATGGATCATATTTATCATCAATTCTTTGACCATTCTCATCGTGAATAAAATGCCTATAATCAGCAAACACCTTTGGAGTAGTAGCATATTTTTCTTTGCCATCCTTAATATATTTTTCTCTCTTTATGGGCTGACATTTTACAATTTTGAGTTCTTCTAAAATGTCAATTATGCGACTGATATATCTTTCAGATAGCCCAATATCCTCTGAAATTGTTTTAAAATATCTATAACAACATAGTGGCTTGCCATCCATTCGATTCAAATTGACACGAATATAAGAGAGTACAAGTAGAATATAAGCTGATGATATTCTTGCAGTATCAATTTCTTTATCCTTCAATTCTTCTTTAAAATTTAATATTGCATCTAATTCATCAAAGTAAATGATTCCAAACTTGTCAGGAACATCAAATTTTTCTATATTAAGTTTTACTTGCTGGTATTTGACCGAATTGGTCTTTTCTTTTAGATTTTTCTCAAAATCTGGACACGATTCAAAGTATCCATAATGAGAGAGAAGCAATAGAACTTCATAATATTTCTGATTTATCTTTCCATCTCTGTAATTGGGTTTCAATTTAGACCAGTGGCAAAGTTCTGTTATAGAAAATGCCACTGTGTCGTCAAGTGAACGCCTTGCACAAAGATATGAGAAGATTATTACACGCTTAGATGAGAGATCCTTATCATAAATGATTTCTCGTGGAATTTTTACATAGTTTGGCAAGACGTATCACCTCGCTATGTTAATCTACGTAAAGTTGGCAAGCAATTTTAAGTAAAACATTTCCTTGTTGCATATCATTAACTATAAAGTCAACCTTTGGATAATTCCAATCAGGATGTTCAAGATTATTTTCTTTGAATTTTTTATCTGCCTTTTCCCAATCTTTATAAAAATTAGGAAATGTCTTTGAAAATTCTTTATACATTGGAGTCCATTTAGCGGAACTATTCATGCCACAAATTCGCTTTACCTCCTCTTTGTAATCTTCTACTCTTTTTACAGAAACGTTTTTTCGAGCAATTTTATATTCTTTTTCTTTTTTTTCATATCTGATAATAGACTCCCTTATCTTATCTTGATTACTCTCAAAATATGTAATGATGTCTTTACTAAATGTGATTTTTTTCTTTGAAATATGAATATAATTAAGTAATTCTTTATCTACAGATTCATCAAAAGTTGACTTAATAAAATACGAGTTTCTAAATTCGTTAATTTTCATATCAAAAATTCCATGCTCATATAAATAATATTTAAGATTAGTAGGAGCAAACCCTGGAATATTTAACTCTCTGCATAAACTGCGAATATCAAGAATATCATTGACTTCTGGTGGTTTAAGTTCTGAATTATTTAAGTTATTGACAGTAATTTCATCTTTTTTCTGTTCTTCTAAGATAGAAATTCTCTCAAGCAAATTCTTGATAGCTTTATTGATTTCGTTATTTTCTTCTTTATGTTTTAAATTGTAATTACTAAGATCCAAATGAAGTTTGTTTACTTCTGCTTGAATTTCTTTATTTACAAATTGATTGATAATTCCTGTCTTATTGGTTGTAGACTCATCTACAATTCTTTTGACATCCTGTTCATTTACAATAAGTTTACCCATTAGTTCAATTCCTCCATATCAATTATATTTTTGTTTGTAGTAACACCGATTGTTTCAGCCATTGTTTCACACCAATCATTCACCATATATATAATATTCTCTAAATTTTTTCTTAAAGCTGTATTATCTTTTATAACAGGTAGAATTTTGGAATATCTTAATGGCGATAGAGTAGTAGATAATAACTTTTCTATTTCATTTACAAGAGTTGTAATGTCTTTTGAAATCTCAATAACGTTATAGTCTCCACTTGGATCTAAATTCAAAGTTGCTATATCATTTTTCAATTTTATGTATTCTTCGGATTCTTTTTTATATGATTGCAAAAGACTTTCATTAGATTCATTAGAAGATTTTAATGTACTATTCATAATTTCCAAGTTATTGATTTTCGTCTTTAAGTTAGAAATTTGGGACATAGCTTCTTTATATTTATTCTCTAAATCATAATCAGTTTTATCAATTATTTTTTCTTTGGCAGATTGTGATTTTAGCTGATTTATCTCGTTAATATATTGTTGTATTTGTTTTTGAGTATATTTTTGAGTAACATCTAGTTTAGAAATTAGATCTTCTTGTTCATTCTCAGAAAGAGAAGCAATAACATCTGATGCAACAGTTTTTGAAATTACTCCATCATCAAGCAATTGTTTCATTGGTTCTGTGAGATTTCGCTCTATAGACAAAGCTCTTTTGAGATTTGTTTTTGAAGTCCCAAGTTGATTTGCAATTTCTTCCAAAGATAGCACATGTCCAACTTGGGCTTGTGCTTTTCTATCTCCTCCGTTTCCATATCCACACAGTTTTACATACTCAACTGCAACTTTTCTCTGCTTTTTATCATCATTTTTACTTCTTCCAAAATTAGCAGCAAGTAAAACCTTTAGTTTTTTATCTTCATCAATTAAATCTTCTCTGATTCTAATTGGTACTATTTTTATTCCAAGTTCTTTTGCAGCTTTATAACGCTGATGTCCTGAAATAATAGTCATATCAGGTGAAACAATAATTTCCGAAATGATACCTTCTTCTTTTATAGAATTTTTAAATTCTTCATACTCAGAACCAGAAATATCATCAAAAAATTCGGTATTACGTGGATGCACCTTTAAAATATCAATAGAGACATTCGTTATTTCTTTACCCATTTTCTTTCCTTTCTTCTAAAACATAATTTACAGTTACAATTTGTGAGATGAGAGTGTAATAAGTGATTCAATAGTATATTCTCCATTTGAATTCACAAAAACATTAAAAGTTGCACTTGCATGAAATTGTTAAAAATTCATTTAGGTACATACAGCATGTACCCAAAAGTGAAAATTTACTTCATTTGGGTACATCCCAGCTATCAATTTTGTGCAGTCTATATCTATATAGACTCATATTATCAAGAGAAGAATATTCCGTTTGTATTTCGCTTACGCTACATACAAACTCCATAAATTTTTGGTTGGTTGTTATTGATTGATTTAGGTACATGGTGTTTTGGATTGGTACTTTCATTTGGGTACATATATGATGTACCTATATTATTCCTGATGCTGAAACATATTATTTATTTCCTTTAAGTGAAATAGCATATAACATATTTCTAATATTGAAAACATATATCCAAAATATTCAAGATTTTCTCTTATATAGGGATTTGATAATTTTCTTATAACAGATTTTCTTGTTCTTTTAAATAAAATTGACTTCTTCATAATATCATTCTCCTTCTGAATTATTCTCCGTATTATTCTCTCTTTCCAAATCAACATACTTCTCTTTATAAATATCCTCTACAAAGAATACTGGCAATTTATCATGGTACTTTTCATATAATTCCTCGTCAGGAATATGAGAGTAACATTTACCTATTGGAGTATCTACTGTTCTGATATAATCTTTTACAATAGATTTATTTTCCTTGAATCGCTCATTTATTTTTCCACAAATAGTACAGTAGGTATATAAACCTGTATTAAGATAGGTTTTTCCTATAAATGCGAATCTATATTGGATTAAACATTCTTTATATTGATGTTTGTGCTTTGATTTGCGGTTACTCTTTGAAATATTACTTTCTGTTGATTTGAGATACTTTGGCATTTCGTTTTCTGTAATCATGTTTGATTCCTCCTTTTATATTTTTGGTATTGATTTAGTTGAAGATTGATATTTATATATTCTCTACTTGAGATGTGATTAGTAATGAAATATGTCTACCAAAAATTATTTCTTCCTAACGTCAGAAATACCGTCCCTATCAAGGGACTATTTTTATGCTGTCTCATAAGATATTTGGGATGATATTCTAATTGATAGTTGGTAAATATGTATAGAATTGTAAATTGATATAGTTGTAGAATTGGTGATATTGTACAAATATATGATTCGATTCTCTTTTATTTGACGTTGTAAAATGCCCATAAAAATGATTTTTATTGTGTTGGTGGAGAGCTGCTAGGGTAAGAATTAAAATGGCTTATTTGGGCTAATATGAGCGTCAGAGAGTGTAGTGGTATATTTTTGTATAAAAATAAGACAGACTGAGTAATCAATCTGTCTTAAATAATTAATTTTTATTTAGAATATAACCAACTAGACTCTGGTTTAGCTATGAGACGAGCATTATTATATGCCATATCAAGTGTTAAGCATGTATATCCTTGATAACAATTATCTAATTTTGTAACTGCAAGAGCTAAATCAGGTTTTCCTTCGTCTGTGTCTAAACATAAAGGAAGTAATAATTGGATTTTATCTTCATAACATTGTGGAATTGCTAATTTATAATTTGCTGAAACTCTACGTTTCATTAATTCAACTGCGCCTGTTAAGATACACATTTTATTTTCTTTTTCTAAAAATCCTTTTGGTAATCTTTCTTTATTCTTTTCATCTTCCAAAATATGCTTGAAATGTATGTCTATTGGATAATGCCAATCAAACAATAGAAGAGAAGGATCTTCAAAATAATTGGCTTTTTGAGGACGTTCAGATATTCCATGTTGATTTAATTCATGCCCAGTAAGAAATGATACATTATACTCCTGATCAGAATATGCATATATTGATTCATAATATTTGGTAAAAAGTCCTGTATTAAATAAAGCATAATTATCTTTTCTTATAATTTGTCTTTCTGTTCTAAGACGTTTATAGGTATGAACTAGATAATTAGTTAATATACCATTATTAGGATAAGTCGGATTTGACCAAATTTCTTTATCTGCTTTTTTAGATAAAAGTTCAGTATATTCATTCCAGTTTACATTAAAATGTACCATATGTTCAGCCCCTTTTGTATTCTTAAACGCTTTTGTAAGTATATCATATTTTTGAGATTCTGGAAATGGGAAAGTAGCAGTGTCATCTGGTTTATATAATTCAAACGGGTATGATTCATACTCTGGCAATTCTTGAGGTATATATTCTCCTTGTAAATTATTACAAGCTGTCTGATACGCTTCTTGTGGGGTGCTGGCATATACAAGATAAATATGGTCATAAGGCTCATAACAATATACTGCTGTTGTTGGTATTAAATATGTATTCATTTTGTGTTTTCTCCTTTAAGTTGAATAATTATTTTTTGTATTGGTTATATAGTTATTCTCTTATTGGAGTGGTTTTGTATGCAGTTTTTAAGTACCCCCTGTTGGAAGTGTGGCGAGAGTATGTTTTGAACGATTTTTGGATGAAAAATCGTTATCGGTAAAAGTGCTTATAAATAAGGAAGATTTTGGATTTGTGGGTGAATTTTTGGCGGGATGATGGTTTGATTTTTTGGTTGTAAAGTGGGTGAAATGTTTAATTTTAGTGGGTTTTGACGATATGGAGTACGATAAAGGATAAATTCTATCTGAATGACAGATTTACCTTATTTTTATGGGATTTTTGATAATTAAGAGGAGATAAATTTTTAGAGTTGGTGTATAGAACAACCTGCTATGTACAATCTGATAAAATACAACTATCTTTTTAGTTTTTGCCACCCCCGAACACATGTTTTGTTACGGTTTTTCTCCATTTTTCCGTGGGATTGATAATAGAACAAATGTTCGATAAAATCAGATCTGGACTATATGAGCAGAAGATATTCGAACATATGTTTATATTATAATTTTATCGTATTTTTTAAAATTTATTATTTACAACTCAGTAACTACATGATAGTATAGCTATATCAACTAAATAACTACTTTTTCAAGTAGTAAAAACTTTTTGAAAAAATATTTTAAAAAGTAGTTGACAAGAAAACTATACTATGATATAGTTATCACAACGAAACAAGAAAGAAGGTTGATAGCTGATTGAAAAGTACATAATTTACAAACTAAAGATTGTAATAGGGCTTCTGCTGAATGGTAACACTCAGCAGGCTATAATATTTATAAAGGATATTATAGCATACTTAGAGGACTACTCTAAGTAAAGCCCGATTGATAACTAGATAGATATAATCTAGTACCGTGGCAAGTCTATTATATCAATTCTAGTTATCAATTACAATCCAAGGAAGAAACAATTTTATATTTTACGGCACTTTTGATAATTTAAGTTTCTGAAAACAAAAGTCGCAGGCAGATAGTGACAAAAAGCTATTTTCTCACGATTCCTAGAATCGCAGGGGCGGAAAGATTGCTATTGATATAAAATTCTAACGTGTTATCTCATCGAGTTCCCGTTATACAAATTGAATAAAAAAGTTTACAATGGTTTGATAGAAGAAACCTAGGACAGCTCTGATAAAAGATTGAAATATCTTTTTAAGCAAGTGGACAGCACCCACGTAGGATATAAAAATCCTGTATCCCACCTCTATATGAGAAGGTAGCAAATAAGCTATACGCGAACGGGTTCGACCTTAGATTATATTCTAGGTGTGGTCAATAATAGGAAGAACAACGGCAGGACTTGAAAAAGTCCATTAATTTAAAAATTCAACCGATAATAGCACGGTTGGTACTAGCAGGGTAGGTACACAAACAAAAGTATAATAATTATTTAATTTTAATCGGGTAAAGGGTAATACCTCCGATTATTTTTGTTTTAGTAGGGTAATGCTTGCATTATAAAAATACTTGTAAAATTAAATGATTCCCTTATATGGCTATTATAAAAGTTATGCATAGTTAGAAGGCTAGAATAAGTCTATCCAGAAAACATTGTAACGCACTATAAAGCACCTACTTTTTAGGTATGAATACTCAAATAATAGATAGTTTGCGTCATTGTAGCACTGGCTCTGGCTCTAGCCTTTTATAGTGTGCATAACATTAACTACTACAAACACAATAATTTTATTTATATGAAGGAGGTCATCACTATGACAAACACTAACATTTTATCAATCAACTTTTATGCAACTAACATCACAGACGAACTCAAGAATGAGTTTATGCAGGCTATTAATCACGAGTTAGCAGGAATGAATATTGAGTCTCTCAATGATTCTATTTCGCGGTTAGAGAAGCAGGCTTCATCTATTCAGAAGGATATTGATGACAATGGGGACGATGAAGCAGGTACGAAGCAGAAGAAACTTGACGGTATTCTTGCGACTATCAACGATAATAAGGATTCACGGACTAAGTGTGAAGAATCTCAGGCTCAAACTTTAGATATTTACAACAAGGTTGTATCTGCCATGTCTGAGAAGAACAAGGATCATTTTGGAAATAATAAGGACGTAGTTCGTACCGTTCTTCGTGTGCTTGCAACTTGGGACAACTCTAAACTTGTGAAGTATGCCATCATTCCGGCTTTTCAGTCACCTGCACTCTATGAAGCATTAGAAGCAATTCATATCAATTCTAAAGCCGGGGAAGATGGCAATATTACCATGTCAAAAGAAGTCAAGGATGCATATAAGAAGGCTTCGCAGGAGTTGGAAACTATTATCAAGACAACTTTCAGTTTGCCTTTTGAGACTCCATACACGGACAAAACAAGAGTAAAACTCACAGCAGAGGACAAGAAGTTGCTCAATGATTGCTATGTGCGTGGGTTCTCTAACAAGTTCGATGTGGACGACAAGAAGGGAACAGTAACATTCAAAGACAGACAGATCAATACACTTGTAAAAGCAAAGAAGAACCGCAAGACTGGTGATATCACATACGATTATTCAGGACTTGCAAGCACTATCAGTAACATTGTAATCAAGCACTACTTCGCATAATGCAAAATATAAAGTGTATAGTACGAAGGGCAGAATTTCAGTTCTGCCCTTTAATAGTGTGCATTTTAACACAACGTAAATATAAGGAGGTAAAATAATTATGCAAATTTATAAAGCACTTAGCACGGAAGTCTTGCATAACAAAGAATTTCGTATGGGTTCTATTATTCTGCAACTTGATAACAAAGTGATACTTGTATGCAATAAATTTAATCATTCACGCAAGTATAATTTAGAACTAACTGTATGGCTACCAACCGAAAATAAGTGGGTTCGCACATACGCAAAGAATGAATATACGGAAATAATGTGGGATTATTACCGCAAGCATCAACAGAAGAGAAACCACGATTTCCGCAAGTATAAAAATATGATGAAACATGACCGCAGACATAAAGGCGGTGGAGGTGGATCTCGCATTTATAACGGAAGTATCACTGATTATGAATGCACTAATAATCCTTTACACGATTTTAGACAATGCTATAATTAAGAGAAAAACGGAGGTATAACAATCATGAATAACGAAAACAAGAAAAAATTTAATGCAAATATTAAAGCAATCAATAGAGATTTAACAAGGATTTCTGAAGGCAAACTGACTTCTGATGAACTTATCAAAATGCAATTTGAGGCTATTAGAAGTTTGATTGATGATTGCGAAAAATTGACAATAATGGAATAACTATGCTAAAATGTAGTCACTGTAAGAGAAGTAGGAGGTAAAAATGTGTGATAGTATATGATAAGCTAGGTGACTACTTAAAGTCAAAAAATATGAAATATATAGATTTACAAAGAAAACTAGCATTAAGTCCATCTATGACAGCTAAGTTTACAAAAAATAGAACCATGTCAACAGATACCATAAATAAAGTCTGCGAATATCTCCAAGTCCAACCAAGCGAAATTATGGAATGGATACCGGATGCAGAATATAACAAGGTAAATGCTGAAAAACAAGCCATAGAAGCTCAAATAGCAGAACTCCAAGAAAAACTAAAAACCATGTGAGGAGGACAAAATCATGACAATAGAAGAAATACGTAACTCAATGCTTGATGCAGGAGTATATTCAAAAGCAGATATAGATAAAATCTGCGAACTTGAAAAGGCATATCAGGATGAATGCCATGAGATAGCCGAACAATGCGAAGCTGAAGGCTATCTAGCAAATGGAAGTAATTATGAACTTCGTTGCGAAAATGCAAGAGCTTATTACGATGAGCAGATTGCATATATAGATGCAAAATATGATGTTGAAGAGTAAAACCCACAAAGCACCCACGTAGGCAAACTACTAGGTGCTATTTTATTGCTTGACAATATGGTAATTTTACCATATACTACTCATATAAGGATAAATACATCGGAGGAAATTTATGAGTGACTTTAAAGCAGAATTTTACAAGAAAGAGGATGGAAGTAAGCCAGCAAAAGAATTTATGCTTTCACAAAATGAAAAAATGAAAACAAAATTATTTGGCTTAGTAGATATTCTCGAACAGTATGGTAATCAGTTAAGAGAACCATATAGTAAGCATTTAGTCGATGGAATATTTGAACTGCGTGCTAAAGTAGGAACAGATATCTCAAGAGTGTTATATTTTTTCTATCATGAAGGGAGAATAATATTAACACATGGCTTTGTAAAGAAAACGCAAAAGACACCGCCAAGCGAAATTGAAAAGGCAAAACAGTATAGGAAAGATTTTTTAGAAAGGTATGGTGATAAAAGATGAGTGAATTTCAAGACTTATTACAGGAACAGTTAAAAGACCCAGCGTTTAAAAAAGAGTGGGATGACATTCAACCAGAAATGGATGTCATCCGTGCCATGATTGATGCACGGATTGAGCAGAATTTAACACAAAAGGAACTTGCTGTACGTACAGGAATTGATCAGGCAGATATAAGTAAACTTGAAAACGGAACGAGAAATCCAAGCTTAAAATTATTAAAGAAACTTGCTTCTGGATTGGGAATGCAGTTAAAAATTGAATTTGTACCAATGCAAGTATCACGGAAATAGCCTACATTACTGCTTTATGTAGGCGAAGCGAAAACATAAATAATCCGATTTATATAGCATCTAACGGAAATTGAAATCTGTTAGGTGCTATTTTTTATACCCAAAAATAAGGAGGAAACCATCATGAAAGCGAAAATAGCATATGCAATCACAACAGTAGCACTCATTACGAGTGCTTTTTTAGTAGGCAAATCAACACAGTTAAACCATTCAATCCCAACCGAAGATATTGCTTGCCATTATACAAATGCAGACGGATATATTACGGTTGAACTAAAAGATGTTACACACCAACTTGACAACAAGGCAAATGCAAGTTATACGGATGTTTTAAAAGATATTCCGAACGAAAGGGAGTGATAAATATGTCAGAAAAAGCAAAAGCAATCCACAACGCCTATTGTGATTATGAAATTGCAAAGGCAAAACAGCCGTCACGGATTTATTCGGTACGATCCGAGGTTAAACGGAAACCACAGGGAATTAAAACGCACAATATGAGCAAAGCGATGTTAGCAAGACAGTTGGCTTTGCTTTATTAATGTGGTAGAATAAAAGAAAAAAAAGGAGGAACGAAAAATATGAGAACAATAAACTACACAGAAGCACCAAATGGCGCAAGGTATTTGTCACCAGAAGGCAAACAGATGGACATCGTTGAGGAAATAAGCAAGGAAAATTTTAAAGAGAAATTTCCGGAAATTTCTACATATGGATTAGAGCACAATTCGCCTGTGTTCCTCGAAAATGGTGTAATTCTCATTGACACAGAATGGAATGGAGAATGTTATCTTTCTGACGGAAAAGAATACAGACCCGTTTATAATGAAATCGAAGAGGATGATACGGAAATCATCGGGTACTATGAAATTTAAAAGGCTGCCATTTCTGACAGCCACCGCACTTAGAATCATACCAAGCGAAAACTAGGTGCAAATATATAATAACATATTAAATCATTAAAGACAACTTACAATTTTTGTAAGCTGTCTTTTTTTATGCACGGAAAGGAGAATATAAATGCAAAACTTAGAGGATGGAGGTATAAGCAAATGATTATAGTAGCATCAAATGGTTGTGAAGTAATTGACAACAGACCAGAAGCAGAAAACGCAGATTCACTTGCAAAACATTTTGAAAATCGGTATGCAAGAGAACAGAAAAGAAGACTTTCCGAGCAGTTACACAAAAACAAACATCCATTTGCAAAAGTGTTAGCTAATGCAATGGGATTGCTCTAAGAAAGGAGAATATGATCATGAACGATTTATTACGGAATCAAATGTTAAAACGTAATTACTATGCACTGCTTTTAGCAGTAGCGAAAAGAGTTTCTGCAAAAGATGCATTAATTGAAATGGGGATTAGCCCAGATAACACAAACAAGGAGGTTCATACAAATGATTAAAGCCAAAGGATATTATATGAATGAAGAAAAAGTAAAAGAAATCAAAGACAACCTTTGCGTAAACTGTGGCGACAGGATTTGTTGCCGTGGAATGCAGAGTTGTAAAGATGCAAATGAATATATTGCGAAGGGAAGTGAAGTAAAATGAAATATGTTACTTATGAAGAACCACTAAAAGGCAAAACATTCACAGAAAAACAAATGCATGAAATCTATAGAGATTTAACAGACAAAACAGAATATCCAGACTTCGAAGGTTGGAAAACGGATATGCTTAAATCTGGTGTATTTGAAGAAGTTTAATAACTAAACGGCAAGCGAAAGCAAGCCGTTATTTTTATGCAAAAAATATTATAAGGAGGGCACAATTATGTGTAAAAGAGTTTATTTAAAGGCAAAGGAAGCAGAAATGGAAATGCAGGAAGCACGGAATGCAGAAGGATTTACAGGAAAGAATGAGAAACTTCTAATCGCAAATATGGTAAAGGCAGCACGGAATAATTCACGAATTGGAGATAAACTTCTCATGGTGATTGACCCAAAAGAAATCCATATTCCAGATTGGCAGAGACGGATCAAATTGGAAAGAGCTTATGCAATCGGTAATAATTATAACTCCTATAAATGGGATGAACCGAAAGTATTGCTTCATAATGGAATCCTTCTTTGTATTGATGGTCAGCATAGAATTTATGGCGCATTCAAAGCAGGCAAAGAAGATGTGGTTGTGGAAGTCATGGAATGCAGTCTTGAAGAAGCGATTGACTTATTTCTTAGTCAGTCAAGTGATCGTGCGAAAATGCAGCCAATGGATATCTATCACGCCGCACTTGCAGCAAAGAAACCAGAATATGTGGCATTGCATGACATTTGTGCAAAACATAATGTGGCAGTAAAGGGAGATGATGAGAAAGAAAATGTGGTTGGTACATTTACATCTATCTCGGACGGAATCAAGTGGTGTAACGGAAATGCCGATTTACTTGATTCTATGCTTGGATTACTCGGTAAACTTGAATGGAACGGATATGCAGACACTTACAACGGAAAAGCATATACAGCGAAAGTTGTTAGAGCATTAAAAACATTATACGCATATTGTGAAGGCAGAACGGACGAGATGGAGGCGGCTCTGATTAAAAACTGCAAAGGAACTGAATTCTTTGTAGAGAATATCATGGATAAGACACAGGCACAGATTTTTGATTATCTGTCTGAGATTGTGCGTTATGAAATGGAAAGTCCGTTTACAGAGAAAAAGAGAACAGTAAAGACTATTAAGAAATCTTCAAAGGTAAAGGCAATTTAAGAGAATAAATAAATAGAAAGAGAGAGTGATCATCATGAAACATCGGTAAAAGCAAAACTAAGATGCGCTATCAGACTATACGGGCAAACACATTATAATAAGGAAGGAAGTGAGCTTATGTCAGGGAAATTGCCAGGTGTTCCTGTAAACAAATTTCAAAAAGCATTAAAGAATGCAGGATATAAAAAGGATAGATGTAATGGTGGACATGAAGTATGGGAAAAGACTATTACGAAAAGCGTATCTATTCCAATTCACGAAAAAGAAATTAATGGTGGAATGGCACGGAGGTTAGCAAAAGAATTAGGATTAAAGGAGATATAAGAAGATGAAATGGAAAGAGATTTTACGGAAAGACAAATATGCATTATTGCAAAGCGAAAGTGATACACAATATGCAGTTGTTAGTGGTTATGATCCAACGCAGCCAGAAGATCAGCAGTGGGCGCATGGAATATATTTCACTTATTTTCAGAACAATTCTAAGAAGATGTTATATCTTCAGTCTGCATATGATTGTTTTATGGGTAAGGTAAACGCAGATTATATTACACGTTGCAGATTAGAAGAACTTGCAACACTTTTCAAAGACGGTTTAATCTCTGATGATAGAGATTCAGCCCTTGAATATTTTGATGAGTGTTGTGAGATGTCAGAGGAAGAGAAATCTTTCTTTGGAATAGAAAGTGAGGAATAAATATGGGACAGTTCAGTTGGATATATTCAGATACAAATAAACAGCTTGTAGATAATAAGAAGGCAGATACATATTTGCTTGTGCCAAAACCATTTCAAGAGAAATACGGAAAGGCAATTTACGAAAGTTGTTATGATGGTTACGGAAATTTCGGAAGATACGATGTATACGATTTGATTCCAGAATGGAACAAAGAAATGATTCCTGAAATCATTCGTAGAATCAAGAATGGAAATTGGCATTGCAGTACAAGCGAAAACGATGTTGCAAATTTACAAGCATATTATGAAGGGAAAGAAATTGCTTGTGAACTTCGTTGGCTTGGAATTATAATGGCTTGTTATGATGAAGATAATGAAGCACTTGAATATTCAATCAAGATTACCACAAGAGAAATGGAATATGAAAAAGTTGCTCCATCATTGGGCGATCCGAATCAAGGTTGGGAAACATCTGATGATGATGACGAAGAAGAATGGTGGTAAAGGTAAGTAAATGGATATTTCTTATAGAAAGGATGGGTATTATATGAAAAAATTTACATTATACTCCTTTAGTGCAGACGATGAAGGTGGCTACGGAATTTGCAAATCCGATGATTTTACACCTGACTTAGGTTATGAACCGTTATCAGGATGGAGAGCAAAGAAATCTACAAAAATTGCTGATTTTGACACCGTAGAAGAATTGGCAATGATTCTCCAAAAAGAAGAAAAGGAAAGTAATGATAAATATTTAGAGAAAAAGAGAAAAAATACCAATCCTCGTGTTGTTTTTGGAGATGTAATTTATCATGACTTGGAATATCATTTTTCTGATGCGGAGACGATGATGGAAGACTTTCTATCAATGTTGGGTGAGGAAGAAGAATGGTAATCGTTAGAAATGCGTGTTTCATTAGAAAAAACGGAGGTAACGGATATGAGAAAAATTACGGTAACAGAAGACAATTTTGAAAAAGTCTTAGAAAAATTACGGAAAATGTGCGATAAATACAAAATGCTTGAATTCTACAGAGCTTTATCGGAAGATCTTACAGAAGTAAAATGTAAGACTAATTCAATGGGATTACGAAGTGAGCTTGATAAAGAATGGAGAGACAAGAATGGAGAATATAAGTACAAGGTAAAAAAGAAATTCTTTATGTATAGCAAGTATGTCTGTGTTACAAAACATCCTTTTAGAAGAGATTATGAAACTGATAAGGAATCATATAATGCAAAATATATGTATCCTAAAATGAAGAGTTTGATTCACCTTGATTTATCAGCTTCGTGTGCTTTAGTAATTAGTGAAGGAGATAAGGTGCAGTTTTTTCCTTTTGGTGGTTTCATTATATGGACAGATGATGATTATACGAGATTTGATAATCCACTTACGATATATAAGCACATTTATATTCCAGATTTTATAAAAGGTAAGATTAAAAATCTTGAACAGGAAAAGGAAACAAGAGAAAAGGAATGGAAATGGGAAGAGGAAGAAGATGCTGCATGGTGGGATGAACAATATGAAAAAGATATGGAACGTGAAATGAACGAATATATGTAAGAATAGAAGTAGTATTTGAAATTCGCATTTCAAAGGAAAGGAGCAAATTATGGATAGATACTTAGTTGTGTGGTTAAGAGAAGGCAGAGAGAATGTTGATGTCATTGATAATGCTATCACTCCGCATGAAGCGGCTAATAAGGTAAAGGAAATGCATTTAAATGCTAACGTAGTAGCAGTAGGCATTATGTTAGATAACGAACAGTGGAATTATCTGTAGTAGTTAAAACTAAGATTTCTTGGTATGATTGGAGGTAACTAAGATGTTTAAAGTTGGTGATTTAGTATATGTATCTAATCCAGATACAGAATACGAAAAGGAATATGGAGAGAGAACACATAAAAGCTTCTTTGGTACAGTAACAGATGTTACAGAATATACAGATGAAATTTGTGTAGAAGTGAAATTTCCAGCAACACCAAACGGATGTGCAATGGAATGGAGCTATAATACAAACGAATTATCACTTGCAAAGAAACTTAAAGATATGACTATTGAAGAGTTGAGCAACAAATTCAACCTTCAGATTTTTGCTGAATATCTATAATGTTTAGTAACTAAACAAAATAATGCAAACGCAAAGGCAGTTAGGAGAATAATCTACTAGCTGCCTATTTTATTACAAGGAGGAAACGAATATGAGCAGATGGCTATATGATCCTGAAACGGATTCACGGAATGGGAAAGAGTTTACTTACAATTTGCCAATACATGAAAATGAGGACTTACTTTTAGGTTTTACATATAGGCAAATTATGGATGAAGTGATTGCAAATTACGGTCACAATGTAACAGAAAAAGAAATCAGAAAACAGGTAAACGAACATCTGGAAATGGTTAAAGAAAATATGGAAGAAAATTTAATGTTGTGTATCGACAGTATGTTGAAAGGAATTAAGGAGGCGTAATTATGTATAAAATCATTAACCCATGTAAATGTAAAGTTTACACAAGAACAGGAAACGAAGTAGATGGAAATGCATTTGTGAAAATTGAATATAAAGATTCAAAATTAAGTATGAGTGGTGTAGTTGCGCCATTATCAAACGGAGATTGTCTTGGCTCTGCTGGTCAGTGTGTAGATGAAATTAGAAATGGTTCACCAACAGATGAGTGGACAACGGAAATGCTTAACAAATTATGTGATATTTGGGACAGATGGCATTTGAATGATATGTGTCCTTATTGTGAACACATGAGAGAACTTGGATGGACAGAACACACTCAGGATAAAGTTAAAATTGAGAAATGGACTTTAACAAAAGAAGCTTGTCAGAAAAAAGATAACGCAAAGAAAAGAGCATTGGAATGTTTGAAAAATGGAGAACCATTTTATCCAACTAAAGAGGAAACAACATATGCAAATATGGAATATTCTATTGATGTTTATGATGGTGAAGAAGTCACTTATGGAGAAGCATACGAATTAAAAGAGAAAGATTGTTTAGGACATTCAAATACAGAATATAAGACAAGAGGTTGGATTTCATATAAAGATCACAAACTCGGTTTTATTGGTAGAGAATGCCCAGTGTGCGGTTATAAATACGGAACTGCTTGGAAGATGGAAGAAGTACCACAGGATATAATTGAGTGGCTGGAAAGTTTACCAGAAACTAAAGTAAAGCCAGCATGGGTATAAGGAGGTCTAGTATGAGAGAAATTGAAGTAAACAATGGATGTAAGATTGTATTAGAGAATAAATCACAAGGTATAGAAGTTATTCATTGTGACAGTAAGGGAGGTATTGCATATAGTTACAATATTCCTGATGGCGAACTTGTAATGTTGCTGAATTATTACAGAAACTGTAAGAGTGGCAGAGAAAAATCTGATTATATATTAGAAGGTAAAATTAGAAATACGAACACGGATATCGTTGAATATATATAGTCAAAGGAAATTGTAATTTTATAGAAAAGAAAGGATGAACAAAGTTATGAACAGATTTTTAAAGGAGTTATTCAGAGTATTACCATTTATTTTGGGACTGGCAATTGATCAACTTGCAAAAACATTTGGGGTTGATATCACTGATTGGAGAATGATTAGTCTAATGCTGGTTGTATTTTGTATGTATTTAGCGGTCGCAGCACACATTGAGAAGCTTGACGATTAAACAGAGTAGTAATACAGAGAATAATAAGGCAGACGCAAACAAATGTGTCTGCCTTATTTAGTGGAAGGATGTGAACTAAATGAAAATCAGAGGTGATGAAGTGTTATGGCTATCTGAAAAAGGGAATGTAGCTGTAACATATGCACAATTTGATCTTGGTGAAAAGTATAAAGTATTTAGCAAAGTAAAGTATGGAGATAATTCTATATGGGAATACAACATTGGTTTTTGGACGCAAGGAGAAGCAACAAAGTATGCAAAACAGATCTTAGATGTAGAGATTGAGAGGTGAGCGAAAATGAAAATGCATAAAATTAGAGGCGTTGATAAAGAGATTTGTACAGCAGAACAGAAAATCGCATATAACTATGCTTTTATGTATCGTAGCACCATGGAAAAGATTCGTTATTCAGATACGACAGAAATTGCAAAAGATGAAGCGTATCAGCAAGTTGTAGACTGGGTAATTAGAGGTGTAAGAGATAATGGCATTGATAAAAAATATAATATTGATGCTATTATACATTGTTTCAGAAATGGAATTAAGAATTACCTAAATCACTGTTCGGTGATCGGATCATATGAAGAAATAGGCAAAACATTTGAGTGTTTATATTAAGAAAGGTTGGTAGATAACTATGATGAAATTTACAATGAACGCAACGGATTTAAAGACAATGATGGAGAAGGGAATGGCTGCAATTAATAAGAAGGCAACTCTCTCAACACTGACAAGATTATATTTTCAGATAAACGAAAATGGAATCCTCAAAGTTTGGGGAACTGATATGGAACATTGGGCAGAAGTTAGAACGGATAATATTTATGACACTCAGCCAGGAGTTATTGGAATTGATGTGGATGATATTAAAATCATTTCAAAAATGAGTGGTGAAATTACATTAGAAGATGTAACTACCGAGGATATGGAAGTAGGCAAAATCAACATCAAGTGTGGAAAGAAAATTGTTACAATTCCACGTTATCAGAACATAGATATTTTCCTTCCGTCAATGGATGAAAGTGAAAAGAAAATTATGTCTGTAAAAGAGAATTGGTTACTTGAAACAATCGTAAACCTTGATACATATACAAGTGATAATGACAATATGACGATGATGCAGGTATTTAATTTTAATACAAAGTCAAAGAGAATTGAGGCTCTTGATGGTTACAGAATTGGAATGAGAACACTTGATAATCAGACCATTTATGAGACAAATCCATTTGATACAGTAAAAATTCACAATAAATGTGTTTCTGTATTTAAAAAGCTGATGGATAAGAAGTCTGAAAAGGAAATTGAAATCTATCAGGATGGAAAATATATCAGACTTGAAGGAAATGATTTTACATATATTATCCGTAGAATTGACGGAGAGTATTTTAAAGTAGATTCAATGCTTGATATGTCTGATGATTACAGATTTGTGCCTAATAGAGAACAGATTCTTGAAGCAATGAAGTATGATGCAGAATTAAGAAAAACATCTGGTGCAGATAAGAAACCAGTCGTATTACATAGTGAGAATGGAAATTTATATTCATACATTGCAGCAGGTAAATATGAGGCGCTTGATGAATTTGAGACAAGCGAAAATAACATGAAGGATAACTTCTATATTGGATTTAATCCACAGTTTCTTACAGATGCATTTAACATTGTTGATTCTGATAAGCCTTTATGTTTTGGTACAGGTAGCAAAGCACCATTACTTATCAATGGAGATGAATATAAGATTTTAGTATTACCTGTAAATATTGGGAATGAAGATTATAGTGCAGAATTTACAAAGAGAATTAGAGGTGAGGTGGCATAAGCCACCTTGCTTTGGAAACCAAAGGAAAGAACTGTTTCTTGAAGAGAAAGTGAGGTAGTGAATATGGAGAAAGACTTTGAGATTGAATACAGAGATGAACAGATAAAGGATTTAAAAGAAGCATTAGCAGGAACTAAAAGAGAGATAGGTTGTTTTAATCCATTAAAAGGTAAATGGGAAATAAATTATTCCTCGATTCTAACAAAGTTAATTCAGGAAGCTGGTCGTTGGTGTGAATACTATGCAAGTGACTTGTTTATTACATGGCATGACATTGATAAGAAGTTAGATGATGGAACTATGGGTACAGAACAATTTATATTTGGTTTCAGAGATAATGGCGTAGATCACAAAGAATGGTATGAATTGCATAAAAACGATGTTGGTAGATATAGAGCGGTGTGGTTCTTAGATGTAACAATTAATGATGGAAAAATGGAAATGGTGTTACACAAATAAGGGAGAGTGATTGATATGTATCAGCATATAGAATTTGTTGATGGTAGTAATCCTTATATCAGCAAAACGGAAAAGGATTTCAAATGGATGTGTGAACATTATGTTCTCATTCCGATTGCAGAAAATTTCTGGAAGGCAACCGATAGAATTTATTATAAAGTAGTTGGCTTTGCAGATAAAGACAAGAGAGCTGCTTTTAATAGAAATTACAAATCAAAAGCAGGTGCAATGAGAGTAATTCACAAGGCAATTAAAGAGAATAAATTTGAGTATATTGTACTTAGAAAAGAGGTTGAAGATTTACGGAATGATGAACACTTTGATATTTCAGTGAGTACACCTATTAAAACATGGAATTTAGCATAGATTGGAGTGATGGAAATGAAAACAAGAAAAGATATTAAACTTGGGAAAGATGAGGAATTTGTAGAAGATATTAGAGAATGCAATAATCGGTGTCCAAAATGTGGAGGGCTTTTGATTGCAAAATTTGGCGCAGGGATTTCGGTTGAATTTTGTGCAGAAAGTAACTGTGATTATGAAGACTACGATTATGATTTGTAGTAAGAAATAGCAATTTCATAAAGAGAAAGGACGGTTGATGATTATGTTAAAAGCAATAAATATTAAATGGGACACAGACGGAGACGAGGAAATATTACAGAGTTTGCCAACGGAAATGATTATTCCTGATGAATTGGAAGAACTGTACAAGAAAGATAGAGAATACGCACTTGAAGAGATCTCAGATTGGCTATCAGATGAGACAGGATTTTGTCATGACGGATTTAAAGTTGTAATGGAAATCACAAGACAATCTGTTGAGAACGAATTGTTTGATTTCTTCAATGACAAAATGAAAACTGGCAATGCACCTGAAATTAAAAGAGTTGGTCGTTATCCGGAAGAATATATCACAATAGATAGCGGAATTGTTATTGATTGTATAGGTGGAAAGCAGATCAGATTGATTATTCAGGTAGATTAAGGAGTGATGATTTATGAATTATATTTATTTTGGAAACAGAATTGAAAGAAACCCATTAGGGAATCTGGGATTACAGTTATTGGAATCTCAAGAGAAATTAGTTTCTCAGGAATATGAAATTGAGAATCTTAGAATTAAAGCAGCTATGTATAAAGCATATTTCTTTCGTAATTTTTCATTAGCAGAAAAATTACAAAAACAAAGTGAAGAAAACAGAGATGCACTCATTGGAGAGTTTGATGGTTTCTCATATGCGAGTTGGAGAGCTAATGCTGTATATAGAACGCTTGAAGATATGTGTGATGAAGGACTATTAACTGAAAAAGAATATAGAGAATGCAAAGTATGAAATGGAGTGATGAATTATGGCAAAAATATTAAGAGATTTTTGGAATAAGGCAGACGGAATTTATGATTTTGTGGATAAGAATGGAATATCTATTAATGATATGGATTATCCATTAAATACAGAAGTATTAAATGAACGGTTAATTGAAGGCGAACAGTATGAGATTACATTAAATGTAGAAGTAAAGGAGTGATGAAGTATGCAGATTGTAAAAGAAAGTATTATTAAGAAACATTCATATGAAAATGGAGATCACAGCACTTATACAGAACTGATAGAACAATACCATTATGATTCAGAAGAGGAACGAAGTGAACATGCAAAGCAAATGACTGAAAAAGGATTTAAAGATAGTGGTCAGGTTAAAGAAAATGTTGGTACGATTATGAATCCAAAACTTGTATGGTTCGGAAGCTATTATAAATATGAAAGAAACTAGGCAAGAAACAAGAGTTTCTTTAGAAGAATGGAGGAATTTTACATGAAAACGATTACAGAAAAAATGATTATTGTAGATTTATTATGCGAATACGCAAAGGAAAGTAATTGGAACGCAGACGGTTCTCCATCAAATGACGACAGTTATTATAAAGTAGTACAAATCAAAACCAATCGTACAATATCAGAAATAAGAAAAGATATTGAAAAAGATGGGTGGTGTGAAGAAATGGCTAATAGTCCTGATGTGCTTGATTTGTTTAATATGTCAGACTACGTGGAAGACACCCTGGAAGCGAAGATGGTACTGTCGGAAATTGGGCATAAAGTAGTATAAGCAATTTAGATTGGAGGAAAATGTTATGGCGGTATATCAATTAAATAGACCAAGTATTGATACAATTATTGATTATTGTAACGACCTTGCTGCAAATGAAAAATTAGAAGTGTTTGAGTTTGGCAAGAATAATGATTTGGTTCTTCATATTTACAAAGACGAGGAATACGATGCGTCAAAAGACAAAGATTATTCTAATTTAGTCAACATTAGCACTGCAAAAGATGGAAAATGGGTAGACGACACAGGAGATATCTATGTAACAGATGGTTCTTTGTGTAGGGAATTAGAAAGAATCAACAGTTATGAAAAATTTTCCACATTATAACAAAATGAAACGATGATTTCTTGGTTTTAGATGATAGGTCAAACAAAATATGATAGAATATTGAAAGGAGGTTGTTTTGTATGGAGTACAAAATCTTTGAAGGAAATATAGAGCGGCTGGAAAAGAAATTAAACAGAATCTCAGCAAAATGTAAAAAATATGGAAATGAATTCATGTATGAAAAAATCGGAGAAGAATTTGCAGAACACGAAGATGAAGATGGGAATAAATATATGGTCAAATATATTGTTGTCAATGTTGAAGGCAAGGCAATAATTAACAATTGGAAATTTATAGCAAGTGTTCAACATACAGAAAAAGGAAATTTAATTAAAAAATGTTGTGATGTTGAAGTTCCTAAAAGATATTATACAAGTGAGCCAATATGCGAGCATTGCAATAATAAGCGAAACAGGAAAGACACATATATTGTACAAAACATTGAAACTGGTGAGTTTAAACAGGTTGGGAAATCTTGTTTGAAAGATTTTACATGTGGTATGAGTGCAGAGGGAATTGCTCATTATATCAGTTTATTTGATGAATTGATAAAAGGCGAATGTATTGAAAGTGGTTTTCATCCAACGAGATATATTGAAACTATTGAAGCTATGTATTATATAGCTGAAACAATAAAGCACTTTGGATATGTAAAATCTGATGATGATAGACCAACAAAGCAAAGAGCAAGAGAATATTATGAAGTAGAACATGGAATGATTGGTGGAATTTTTGCAAAGTTGGCTAAAGAATTTAAGGATGAAATGAATTCAGTTTCATTTAATGCAAATTCAGATTATTCAAAAGAACTTGTGAATAATGTTCTTACGTGGATAGATAGTCAAACGGAGGACAATAATTATTTTCATAATTTAAAAACGGTTTGCAGTTTGGAATATATTACCTATGATAATTTTGGTTTACTTGCAAGCGTATTTCCAGTGTATGATAGAAATTTAAAAAGAGAAAAACAGAAACTAGAAGAACAAGAAGCGGATAGAAAATCTGAATACGTTGGAAATGTTGGAGATAGAATAACAGTCCAAATTGAAGATTTTAAAATTATTACAACATGGGAAACAGATTATGGATTGACTAAAATATTTAAGATTATTGATGTTAATGGTAATGTTTATACATGGAAAACAAGCGGAGGAATCGCAGATGATGCAAAAGAAATTGTTGGAACTGTAAGGTCACATAATGAATATAGGGGAATTAAGCAAACAGAATTAACTAGAGTGAGAACAAAAGCATAGAAACGGAAAATTCAAATCCTTTTAATAGGACACTAAGAATGATATAATAATGAAAAACGGAGGTAATCATTATGGCAGAGTTGATTGGGTTTGTATTAGCGATATTGATTTATTTATGGCTTTCAGGTGTGTTTAGCGGAGAAAATCAAAACAATCAGAAATTTGGTGATGGAAAAAACCGTTACGACTTTAAAGATTATGTTGACAATAAGGCAGATAAGTATAATAAATAGGAAGGTGGTTGATGAATATGCTAGTAGAAATGTTAGCATTGTTAGGATTAAAAGGTGTTGCAAGCGTAGGACGTGCAGTTGATGATGCAAAAACGAAAAGAAATACGACAGCCTTAGATTCAAATGGAAATGTAACTTGTATAGGTAGAACAGGTAAGTATTATGTCAATGGAGAAGAAACATATAGATGGACACAAGAAGACAAATATGGAAATCGACATGATCTTACAATAGGTGTAAATTCCGGCAAGGTTTACCGGGATAATTTTGACGATGAAGTAAAACGAATGTCAGCTAATGATGAAAAAAATAAACAATGGAGCTTAAGTCATGGATATCTTGCTTATAATAAGTATGATCCACGATTTCGAAGAAATGTAACAACAGAAATTAGCACAGGAAAAGTAATCGCTACATTATGTGAGGGATATGACAACAACAGAGCAAATGGGCGTTATTATAAATTTTATTATAAAGAGAAATCGCCACACTATAGAGATGATTTTAATAAATCTGCTCCTGGTGATTACGGAATTGAAATCAGTGAGGATGAGTATAATAAGTTAAATATCCCGACAAAAACATGTGGCGAAATACCAGATGATCCGAAAGTATTAAATAAAGTATGGGGTGTTGATTGTTTTTAGATTGGAGTAGCAAAATGAATAAGAATAGAAGAGAAAAGATAAATATGCTCAAAGCAAAACTTCAAAGTACACAATCTGAACTAAAACAGATATCAAGTGAGTTGTCTTCTATATTAAGCGAAGAACAGGATGCATTTGACAATATGCCAGAAGGATTACAAAGCAGTTATAGAGGAATGTGTTCTGAAGATGCAATTGATAGTATGGAAGAAGCGAGTGAAAAACTTGATGAAGCGATTGAGTTGTTAAATGATATTGTGTAGAATGTAGAAAGGAGAATAGTATTATGAATGATACGCCAGTATATGAATGGGAAGATGCAATAAATTTTATTGCAGAAAGATGTAATATTGACAAAGATACAATTGAGACAGTGCTTACGTTAGAAGAGGACTATATGAAAAGTATTGGAATTATCATGGAAGAACAATCTAATTTTGAGATTGATGGTCAACAAAGAGAACAAAGTAAATAATAGATTCATTGGAAGATTGGAGAGAGAATATATGAAAATTGTGAGTATTGAATGGCTAACAGACGAAGTAACGGAACAATTAAATAATGAAGAAACCTGTTATTTGTCAAGTGATAAAGAATATTGGTTATTTACAGATGATAATGTGTTTAATAAAATTGGCAAAGAGTTACATTCGATTTCTGTTGCAGAATGGTTGTATGGAAAGTGTGAAGACAATGATTTATCTACAACATTTATGAATACACAATATGATTGGAGTGATTATAATATGGATGCAGCCGCCGATGTAGATGTGTCTAAATGCTGCAACAATCAATGGGATCAGGTTATGATAAACTATGTGAGAAATGTAGTTGAAGAATCCATTTCGTATAAATTAGAAGAATCGTTAAGAGAAATGGTGAATTACAAATTTGAAATGGATTATATAAAAGATGCTATAAAAAATGTTCTGGACTTAGAAGACAAACAATAGCTAATGAAACCAAGTTTTCTTGTGGAAGGAAAGGAGTAGTTGATATGGAACAAACTTTTTATATTGGAATGAAAATTTGTAATTATTATGCAGTTCATATCAATGATGATGGATATGAACAAAAGGAAATGGTTCAAGAAAACGAGATTGATGGATTTATACATTGTCTAAAAGTTTTAGGATACAAGGAAATCTAAGATTCAAATGGAAGGAGATGAAGAACATGGGTGACTTTTTAGATAAATGCGCTTCTGATGCGTGGGATATAATAAGTGGAAGAAAAAAGATTATTGGAAACAAGATAGTTTCATGCGAATGCAACGAACTAAAAGAAGATACAAATCAAGATTATGGTTGGCTTGCTCCTAACGGAAAGTTTTATCCTGCTGACTTTGGAGAGCATCAAGCATGGGCGAGTCAATATTTATTGGATCAATATAGAAATGGGAAAATTGATTTGAAAATTAACGAAGAACCAGGTGATGTGTTATGTAAAATGGGATTCATTCTGCTTCATAATCCTCATAGATATAACTTTTCCGTAACAAGAGATTATAATAAGAGAATAACAAACAAGCAGAAAAATTTTTTGATTGAATATTTTGAAAACAGAAACATGAATGACTGGTTAAATAAAATATATCAAAATGAAATTTAACTTTCTTGGGACTGTGAAAGGAGTGGTCACATGATTAAAATAGTAGGTAAAACTGGCAAATCAGAAATCGCAAATGCAATTCAGAAATATAATGGAGCTGAAATTTATTCATATTATAATACGATGCTACCATTTGAGCATTGTTACCATGTCAATGATGATGAATGTAATGTTGTAGAGTTTTGTGATTTTATAGTAGATAACGTAAAAGAAAAGGTAAAAGAAAATGATGGTATTCCATTAAGTATGATTGTGATATATACAAATCTATCAGATATATCGGATACTGGTCACTTATATGCTTATGCAGCGAGACTTGAAGAAGTAGAGAAATTAGTTGGAACAGTTGTTGTGATAAGCCAATAAACGATCCTGCTTTATCCAATAGAAATGGAGGTAGCCGTGGAAATAAAAGACTATTTACCTAAAAGAATCCGAGATAGAGTCGTAAGAGTAGATGTTGATGCTGATTTTGATTATAATAAAAATCGAAGCATTCAACATTATTTTATTACACTTGATGATGGAACGGAATTTGATGCTACTACAATAAAAGAGTTGAAAGAAACTGCAAAGAAGATTATGTAGCGTGAATAGTTATGGATGGTAGGTGATAGAAATGCATGTATTTTATAATGAAGCTTTTGATTTTCGTATAGTGGTCAAAGCAGAAGATTATCATATTGCGTGTGAAAAATTGAGAGAATATCTTAACGATAAGAAATTTGGTGTACATGAATTAACAATGAGTGACTTTACTTATGAACAGGTAGATGTAATTATATAGAGAAAATAATTTTCCTTTGGAGGTGATTATATGGGAATGGAAATAGAAGTTTTTGCTACAACAACGTATACAGTTCATTTAAACAATGAAGATTTACAAAAGGTAAGAAAATGGATAAAAGAACATCCAGATGATTTATATGGCTTTGATGCAAAAGAAAAAATTGTAAAAGCTATATACGAATTAGACATAGACGGAGAAATTTCTTTATATGATAAAGGAAAGTGTATAGAAAATGATGTTTGCACACAAGAGGTAAACTGGTCTGAGTTCGAAGAGCGAGAGCCAGAAGAGATATTAGAAGACTAAGAAAGAATGATTTACTTGGAAGATTGGAAGAGGTGATATAAAATGACTAATGGCATTAAAGAGAAAGACATTCGTGAAATGCAAAAATGTTTTGACAAAATTGAAACGATTTTAAAAAGAATTCAGGTATATAATTCTGAGGCGAAAATTATTTGCATTGAAAGTGACACAATAGCCCTAGTTAATTTTAATGGCGAGTCTATTGATTCAGCTCCACAAATAAAAGACGAGCATATTGTTGCAAGTGAATACATATCAACATTGGATAATTATTGTTAAGAAATGACGATTTCTTTTAAAATTTGGAGGTAATTACCTATGACTTATGAGGAATACTTAAAAGAAATTGGAATAGATAAAAATATTCCAGTGGAAATTAAATGGAGTGAAACCGCAAGAGGAGTTTATTGTCCTACTTGTTTAACTGGTGTCAGTATGGAATCTACAAAATGCAAATATTGTGGTCAGAAGTTAATTCCATATTTAACCCGATGAGAAATTATTTTTAATTAATTCATAGAATGGAGATGATTAAATGAAGAAAATAACAAAATTTAAAGATATTCCACAATTGACAAGAGCTGGATCATGCAACACGAATATTCCATTAACTCACATGTTAAAAACGATTTCAGAATGGGAACAAGATGAATATTATCAGTTACAATTGAATCCTAATTTTCAGCGTGGACATGTATGGACGGAAAAACAACAAATGCTATTTGTTGAATTTTTACTTCGAGGAGGAAAATCAGCGAGGGTAATTTATTTTAATAAACCAAGTTGGCAAATGACGAAAACCGTAAATGGTTATGATGATTTTGTATGTGTTGATGGTTTACAGAGAATTACAGCGGTAACTAAATTCTTAAAAAATGAAATTAAAGTTTTTGGTAGTTATTACAAAGATTTTGAAGATAAAATACCACTAAGTATAGATTTAATTTTCAATGTAAATGATTTGAAAACTGAAAAAGAGGTTCTTCAGTGGTATGTGGATATGAATGCAGGTGGAACACCACATACAAATGAAGAGATTGAACGAATCAAGAAGATGATAGAAAATTTATAGAGCAAAGAAAAATTGATTTCAAACGAAAGAGGAGGAGGCGATATGGAATTTAAAAACAAAACAGAGTTATTAGATTTTGAGAAGCAAAGGGAAAATTTTATATCAAAAGAAATGGTAGAAATTCATCGAAATTCATTTAGCTGCTATTGGCAAATGTTAAAATA